TACGTCAATTTTCTTGTACTCATCAGGCATAAACCATTCACTTTGACATACACCGTCAAAAGTCTTTTGATCTACATCTAATGGAATATACTTTTGTAGTTTGTCTAGACCTTGTTCTTCCATAGCAGAGTTAAACTTGTCTACATCATCGTTAGCATCGCATAACACCACATGGACTTTGTCCGCATGACCTGTATAGATCATATCGATAAGATCTTTATTAGAGAATCGTGGAATACCTAGTTCATCTGTTTTCATAAGCATACACTTATTTTAACTTACATTGATTAAATTGTCAAGAGAATTATCATCATTATTATTATTTTGTTGTTGAATTGATAATTTAGCTCGACGAGTAATTGCTTCTTCTTTATACATTTCAAGTGCAACAGCAAGTTGTTGTTGGATCTCGGGATTTCTCGACATCCAATATTTACGACCTAATTCTGAAATTTTATTTTCAATTTCAGAATCGGAGTATTGAGATAGATTATTAATGCGTGGATCAAACATTACGATAGAATACTAAATTGGCCTTTGTATTCCATGAATACAGTAATACCACCGTCAACTGTCCATACATCTACTACTTTAGGACTTGTTGCACTAACTACTTTAAAATCGCCATTATCTAACGCTGCATTCCAATTTTCTTGATTAACACGCAATGTACCAGCGTTCGCAGCTTCAAATGTTAATGTTCTTTCACTACCGTCATTGCTGTAAATTGCTAAACGCATTTTAGCATATACACCTGATTCTGGCCAGCCACCAAGATTAAGACGAACACTGCTTGGATTGCCCATTGCCATTTTATGATATTGTGCCGAACTCCACAGGATGTTACCTTTTTCGTTAGTATCAATGTTGCCATTGTCTAATTGCTCTTCGCCTACACGTTGTAATACTGCGTTTGCAAGTATATTACCTTGTAGATTATTATCAATTGTTGTATCTGATAAAGCTACTTTAACTACTGCTTTAGATTCTAAATCTTGCAAGGCAGTCTTAGTTGCTGAAAGACTTGATTGTATTGCTGCAAAGTTATCTCTAAATCCTTGGCTGTCATTGTCTTGACCTGCTACTGGATATTCTTCGTCAATTTGTTCTGGGGTAATGTTGTCGCTAGTTGCCATAGTGTGTTCTCCTACACTTATTTATCTGGGTTAAATGTTAAACTTATAATTTGCGAATAGTATATATTGCTCTCGACTCGAAGATTTAGTACTATCAATTACATATCTATCCATGTCTAAATTAAATAGTTTAAAATCAAATCCACTTGCTTCAATTGCACTTTTAATTATTTCACTAGTTCCGGGTTTACAATAACATAATACTATAGCCGGAGTATATCCTAATTCATTTACACTACCTTGTTGTTGGCTACGCATCCATAACGGAACAAAACTTCTGTTAGTTTCGCCTACAGATCGGATACGATCTCGCATGTTATTAATATTACTAATATATCTAATAATGTCTCTATTCATTGAAACGTTAATAGCATCACTATCTGTTTTAATTACATTTGGTGTAGACGGAGCAATCTTCATTGTTGGTCCTAAACCTTCTATTATACTTAAAAGATTATCCTCAGTTCTTCCGTCAATTTCGAGTCCAAGTCCCCAATCAATTTCAATTTTACCATCTTCACGGGTTATAATTTCAAAATCTTCACCAAGTGTTACTGTAACTGATCCGTCTCGCGTTCCTACAATAAATGTAGGCTTAATGTCAAAATCATAATATGTATCTTTTGGATTATTAGATACACTATCAGCTGTTATTTTGTTATTATTTTTAATTGTTATTTGATTTCGTGTTCTTCCTTGTGCAGTATCGTTTGGGTCAATTACTTCTAAGTAAATAACTTCATATACAACATCATTAGTGCCTTCATTTCTAGCTTCGGCAGTCGTTAAAGCACCAACTCGATATTGTTTTCTTTTATGATTTTTTGCAGATGCACTAACAAACTCTTGAATATCTTTATTTTCAATGCCATAGTATACTGGAACTTTAACATCAGTTTGAATGCCAAAATTCGGATCACCGGGTCTATAAATATATGCCGGATTAAAGACTTCTGGATTAGCAATAAAGTTTCTAAACTCTTGTTTAATAGTTTCTTTTAAGAAAGGTTTTAAATATATGTTACTATACTTCTTAGCTTCGGGATCTGCTACTGTAATGCTAAACTCTCTTTTAGCAATACTGTACTTGTATTGATCTTCGGCGTTAACTGTAAATTTAAATTTTCTATCTATTGTTGATTCGGCGCCATCAAAAAATGTATTGTCGCCATTAATAGTAGTTAGCCCAGTTGTAATATAATTAAATTCTTCCCAGTATGCTAAATCATTAGTAAATATACCAGCAACACTACTTAGGTGTGTACTTACAGCCCTGTACAAAACTTGATCTTTCTTTACAACATCTCCAGCAGTGTAACTTCGATTACCTTTCCAAAGACCGTTGTATATGTTTTGCCCAAATGCGTTTACTTGACCAACAATTTCGCCATCATATGTTAATTCTAGTCCGGGCGGAAGTTTACCGCTAGATACACTATACAGCACTGATGCATTCGTAACATTAGTAGTAGCTTCAACTCTTAATACACTAATTGCATTAGAGTTTAAGAATCCTAAGTCGGGTTGTGTAACCCATAACGTTTCTGAATTAATTTCTCCAAGTATTCTAATCCTAAATGTTTTTGTCGATGCTGCTGTTACTTCGATATCGTCTGGAGTATAGCGAATTGCTTTAATAGTAAACTTGTATTCATTAGTTATTTCTGCTTGATACGGAACTCTGCCGGCAATTTCACCATTTGATAAATCAAGTTCCATACCTGGTGGAAGGTTACTCACAGTTTCAGGTTCGATTACTTCCCATTCGTCAACAGTAATAGGATTAGGTACAACACCATTATAAGAATCACCACTTCGATTGCTATCAATAAATTTTGGTAACTCACCAGTTATTTCATAACGCCCGTTAGTAATTATTTCGCCAGTTGTTTTTAATTTATATGTACCTGGGTTAGTGTCTAAAAATTCATAAGACACAAATCCAACCGAACTATTTGTATCAATAATATCTAATTGTAATGTAACATAGTTATTTGCACGTTTAATTCCTAAATCTGCAGGAGTAATCCAGATAGGTGTACGTAAGTTAGTGTTGTCAGCTGTAAATGTTCCGCTACCTACTTGTAATACTGTGTTGTCTGCACGGAAGAAATCGTCGCCTACTACAAATATTTTAAATGTTCTTCGTGCAATAGTATCACCGTCAGTAACATTAACTGTAAATTCGTAGAATCTGTTTAATTTTTTTGGTGGGCGTTCTGTATAGCTAAAGTCCCACACTGTAGTATCGTAGTAAAAACTATCAAATCCATTCGAACTTCTGATACCGAAATCGTATCCGCCTGACGTTAAATCGTACGGGCTAGTATCGTAGAATCCGCTAGCATATATTTCACCTTTTTCGATAGCAAGTAATGGATCAACAATTCCTATAATTCTTCCATCTGCAGTCAGTGATGTTCCGGGAGGAAGTTGACCGTCGCCGTCCTTCATAAAAAAGTCTAATGTTTGTCCAGCTGCTAAATCGTCATCTTCGGCTATTAATTGGAATTCGATTGGCGAACTATCTAAAATATAAAATGTATCATTATTGCCTATTGGCAAGTCACCCGGAGGTGTAATCCAAGTAGGTTCGTCGGGACCTGTAATAGATATATTAAATGTTCTGTCTTCAAGTTTATCTTGTTGTGTTGCTCTTAACACAACTCTAAAATTTGTAATTCGAGAAACTTCTCTCGGAGTTCCGACAATTAAATTCGAACTTAGTCTAAGTCCGGGCGGTAATTTACCACTAACAATTGATATAACAGAATCTTCCTTAACAGGTAAAGTAATTTCTGTTGTAACGTTTTCTTCATATACACCTAAAGATGTATTCGAGCTTTGAGTCCACAATAATGCCATAGATAGTTCCTTCTATAACATATTTATCGTTATCATTACGCCGGCACCGGTTCTAAAAATCCAAAATCAACAGTATTAGTAAAGTCTTCAGGATCAAGAGGTCCAAAATCTACATCATTGTTATACATAATATATTCTATAGCATTTTTAGATATTTGTCTAATTCTACCAAATTCAAACCCGCTTAGATACGGACCAAATTCTCTTATATCGTAACCAAATACTAATCCATCTAATGGTCCATTAAATTGATTTGCATTAATAGTATTAGCATTTACAATGTTTTGACTGTTAGCATTTAATGGCGCACTTAATGTTGGAGCAGTGTCTCGAGAAATAATATTTTGTGTATCTAAATTGACTGTTAATGTTTGCCCTGCTACTGATGTTTCAATTCCACTTCCACCTTGCAAATTTATACTTTGGCCACTACTGATAGTAATAGCTCCGTTGTCACTTATAATTAGTAGTTCGTCTAATGCATCATTAACATCGAGTGTAACAGTTGATGCATTTTCAGTTACAGTAATATTAGTTCCGCCTACAATACTTCTAAAAGACGCAACATTATCTTCCCTGCCAATAAACAATCCTGCGCCAATAGAACCGGAATTTTCAAACTGTGTTTGTTCGATAGCCCGTAAGTCTAATTCTTCAAAATTATCGTTTACTTTGATAAATGCTTCACGCAGGGCATCGCCTGTTCCGTCATTTGCTATTGTACCTGTGTTAATATATTCTATTGCCATTTATGTCTCCGTTATGGTGCAGGTCTGTTAGGATCTGTACTATCATTGTTTTTAAAGTCTACTATCCATGCAACTAGTCTATCGATAGCGTCTTGTACATTATCGGGCGGATTACCCTCCCAATTAGTATTGTCACCTGGTGTATAAGAAATACTAGGACTTAGTAATCCTGAAATTGGTGAGTTACTAAATAAAATGCTAGTCAAGTCAGATAAGTCTAATGTTGTGCTATTTGTAACTTTAACAGTATTAGTGCCACTACCTAAATTTAAATTACCTGATGCACCGTTAGCAATATTAATTGTATCACTTGTTGTTGCAATCGTAGTTGGAGAATTGCCACCAAGTACAACGCCTCCGGAATTTGTTATTTCTAATCCGGCATCGCCATTTTTTTGAATTTTTGCTCCGGTACTATTAACTGTAACATCATAAATGCCGCTGTTAATTACTGCTTCGTCAGTTTCGATCCTTCCGACAATCTTACCAGCAATTCCGTCTACAAGTTGCGTACTATTATCTGCAAACACACTACCTGTAAAATCACCAGTAACAGTTAGTCCTGTAACTGTAGCGCCGTCAAAGTTTACACTAGTACCTTCTGGAAAATCAACAATTCCGCTCGAACTAGTAAGAGTTAAATTGCCACTAGCTTCGATGCTAATACTATTTGTTGCGTTTATTGTAATATTAGAAGCATTTGGAATATTAAGTGGTCCACCTGGCGACATAGTAATACCAGCAGTATCTCCAGATATGTTTAACGGTAAATTATTATTATTAACTAAACTTGCAGCAACAATATCGTCGCCAATAATACTGTTAGCTTCTATTTTATTTGCAAATATTTCTCTAGATATACCGTCAACAATTAACGAACTATCGTCACTAAACACACTACCAGTTAAGTTACCGCTAAAGTTATCAAGACTTAACCCAAATACATTAGCAAGTCCAAAGTTTACATCTCCTCGAATAGTAAGTTGATCAACATCATAAATTTCAGTTCCGGATAAAGTGTTAAACAGTCTAAATGATGTTGATTGTAAAGTAAGATATTCGTCGGTTCTAATATTAATATTTCCAGTGGCTCGATGATTGTAGTCTTCTGAGTTAACAATATTAGCTGTTAATATATCAGTGTTTACAGTATTTGCATTAATTGTACTTGTAAGATGATCAACAATTAACGAACTGTCGTCACTAAACACACTACCTATTAAGTCACCTGTATTTTTCAATTCAACAGTTAATGTACCACCAGCAATTTGTTCGTTAGTAACGTAATTAGGAACATCAGATAAATCGTTAAACGATCCGCTTGTAGCTATGTCTGCTAATCCGGTAACTTGTGTTGGAATAATATTAATTTGTGCATTGGATACAAAATTTGTATCGTTAGTAAGTTGGCTTAGTTTGGATGCTATAACAGGTTTATTTGTTATGTCTGCCCAATCGCTTGAAATACTGCTTGGCTTATTATTTAAGTCGTTGTAGTCGCCACTAAACAATGTAGGCTTATTATTTAAATCATTATAGTCATTTGATATAGCTACTGCCGATAGTGCAGTTCCGCCTACACTTATATTTTGTGCATTAACTGTGTTAATTGTTAATGTACCTGTAGCAGAAATATCAATTGCATTTAATACACTACTTCCAGTTAAATCTAAATTGTCACCTGTTGGTAGTTCTTGTAGGCTTTTACCTGTTGAATCAAAAACTAACGGAAATTTATTTGCCATGCTGTCTGTTCCTATTTTACATATTTATCGTTATTACGACTTGCCTACTAATACTTCAACAACCCCGTGATATTCATCGTCTTTTGTTCCAACTGCTTTACCAATAACTTGTCCAACACCCGGCGTGTTGTTAACAATTGCATAACCTGGTACAGCACTAGTAACTAACATATCGCCCTTGGCAACCTGCCCAATTACTTTACATGGTACACGACCTGTTAGTGCAACGGCAACTACATGCTCACCTTTTAACTCTGAATTCATTAAGTGTGCTGGATTAGTTGTTACAACACCTATAACTCGTGTATCACTTTTAGATGTACACATTGTTACTTCATGCTCGCCTCCAAGTACAAGGACTGTTCCTGGATCGTAGTCATTATCACCAAGATAATTTTCAGCTAAGTCAGCGTATTTTGCTGTAGTAGCTGTACCTGAGAATGTTGTAGCATAAACTGTGTTCCATTGTCTAGATGAGTTACCTAAGTTTCTATTGTTTGCTGTTGAGTCAGGTTCTATGTTTGAATCAACTCTACCTGTGAAGGTAACAGTGTCACTATTTGCATTGCCAAGGTCTACGTTTCCATCTACTTCTAGGTTACCATCTACTTGTATATTTCCGTTAGTGCTAATATTACCGCCTGATGATATAGATACTCCGGTGTTACCGTAGCCGCCGGCAATACTTGCACTTGTGCCTACAGCTAAATCAGCATTTGTAGTGATTGTACTTGTAACACCTAGCGTACCTGAAATAGTTGTATTACCAGTAGTACCGTCTATTAAGAACGCTTGATCACTACCGTTATCTTTCTTAATATCTAAGTTTCCGCCTGCGGTAATATTAACGCTATTGTTAGTATTAATAGCACCACTAGTTACAGTTAACGAACCGTTTATGGTAGTACTATTGGCTGCAACTACTATTCTTTCAGATCCGTTAGTAACTAATACAATAGCATTTGCCCCAGCACTGTCAAATCCAGTTCCGGCACCAATGCTAATACCTGTACTGGTGTCATCTTTTTCACCTGGCGCTTCAATAAACGAACTATAAATCCACCTACTTGCTAGAGCACTAATTTCTATGTCTGCCGGAATAGCAGCGCCTTCAACTCCCCAAATACTGTTTTCTTGGAACGCACTTGCTGCTGTTGCTGCCGAACCAATATCACCTACTGAAATGTTACCGCCTGATGCTAGTGTTGGTTTAGTTTGTCCTGCAGATGAAAGGATAGTACCTTGCGTTGGAGTCTTAATGACTAGCGATCCGCCTGATTCCACCATTACTTCGTTAGTTGACGAACTACCAATAATAAGTGAAGTTGCTTGTAGGCTACCATTTTCATTACGCCTTGCAACCGAGTTACCTGCTGAACCAATACTAACTGGCACAGTTCCGTAAATACCTTCTTCTTGTTTTACAACTACACTACCTGAAAGGTTTACATTAGTATTAACTTCATTTACTGTTCCAATTGCGCCAGACTGGGATCCAGTTACTGAACCGTTAATGAATGTTGCAGCATTATTTGTAATAGTATTAATTACATCGATTACATAGATTGAGTTTGCTTGATATACAGTACCCTGTACTGTACCTTGTGTATTACCTTGCGAAACTACTTCACCGTCAATAGCATCAACAAATGTTGTAAAATTAAGTTTTTGACCACTAAGACCAACAATTGTTGAATCTCTAACATCTGCATCAGTTATTGCAAACCCTTCTTTTGTAACAGTTTCAAAAGATATTTCGTCAACATCACCAGCACCTAGTTTTGATCTACCAAGTACAACATCAGTTGATATCGGCGACAGTCTATCAAGATTAATACTTCTAGGAGCTAGGCCTATATATCCGCTAGCTTTTACGTTAGTAACTGTTACGCCTGTTACTGCCGTCTTTGCAGATTCTTGACCGTTTGTATCAAAATTAGTTTTTTCAATTACATCGCTATTTGATATCCAATTATCGCTTGTTCTAATTACTACTAGTACACTGTTTGTTACGTTGTTTACAACTTCGCCAACATTTGATCCTTGATATATGTAATCGCCTGCTGTTGCAGTTAAATTCCCACTTAGTGTTAACTGTAATTCTTCTGTAAAGTTTGAACTATCAAATACTGATAAACCACGAGATGCTTGTCCTACATCGTCGCCGCTACCGTACAACCCTACACTGCTGTCTAATGTTCCTGCTCTTTCCATTAACAGCTTACTTTGTGCAATACCTGCGCTTGGGCTAATGTTAGCATTAAGTATTACATCTTCGGAAATTTGAATATCAAATTCTGCAATAGGACCTGATAATAAATCATCTAATACGGCCGGTGTTCTTGTAATTGAAAATTCAATATCACTACCTGCTGTATTTCTAGCGTTTGCAATTTCATCAAATGGTCCTCTGAGAATCTGCGCACTTACAGATGATTTAAGTCCAGTACCTTCAATATTTTCTAGATTAAAATCACCACTACCAATTGCTAGTGCATAGGTAATAATCCAAATCGCGTTTCCTGGTTCGTTTTCGCCAACGATGGCGTCAGTTGTTTGTACAATATCTCTAATTGTAGCTGTCTTGGTACCAGTACCGTCGCTAATTATGTCACTTACTTCAAATATACCGCCATCTGGAACACTTATTAGAGCCTTTCTCAATCCTGTGTAAACTAAGAAGTCACCTTCGTCAACATCATTTTTAGTTGACTCACGTAGCGAGTCTATGCTATCGTTTGCAAGTAATTGCAAGTCTACATAACTTTTCGTCGCTGCATCTGAGTTGCTTGTTGGAGTAGCAAGGTTTTCAATCTTAAAGCTACCCATTTGTAGATCAGCTTCCATTTCTGCTGATCCGCTCAACGGAAGGAATGTAGGTCCAATTCTATCTGACGATAGTACTTCGTTGTCATCTTTATCTCGTCCAAGCCTTCTATTAATATATTTTACAATAGCACTCTCGACCGGTATTGCATTATCAGATTCGTCAACCATTGTATCGTCAATTGAGAATTCATCAACAGTAACACCTTTTCTAAAGCCAAGTTCTGTAGCACCAGTAATACCAATTTCACCTTTAAATGTAATTTTACCCTGTGCTTGGTCTACAGCAAAGAATTGACCAACACGGAAGAAACCATATTGGTCCGTTGACATCCAGAACACACGCCCTTTACGTCTTTCCCAAACTTGCGAACTTGTTGCATTTGGCTGATCTGAATAAAATTCTGCTAACGAATTTTCAGGCTCGCCTAAAATAACATTTGGATAGTTACTTTGGTTAAACGAACCTGTACCAATTTGAGTAAAATCGTGTCCAGTTGCACGACATAACGAAATTTTAACTGTAATTTCTGCTGTACTATCAATTGGTAGACCTGCATAAACAACTCTATCATTTGATGTCATTGCTGCTGCTAGTCCAAAAGTTGGTCCAGCATTAATATCAGCTACGGGCATTGGGTCAATATTGATCGATCCTGTATCATCGCCATTATCAGTAAATCCTACAATTTGATGTGTTGCTCCATTGTAAGTAAATATTTGTCCGCCTGCATAGCCATCTACATCGAGCGGAATAGTAGATACATCATTGATGCCATCAGTTACTATATCAAATAAGAATCCCGCATCAGCTGCTGCACTAACTTCAGCTGCCGATCCTGAAGTGTCTTGTGTATAACCATTACCGTTTGTTACTGTCCAAGCAGTACGAGGTAAAATATATTGTGTAATAATTTCTTTTGCTTTGTCAATTGCTTGTACTGTTTCGCCATCTTGATCACCAGGTAGTTGTAACACTGTACCAATATAATATTTGTTTGCATTTTGTACAGCACCAGCATTACCGCCATATAGTAAGTCCATTGCAACGCCACGAACAATTAAACCTGTATCTCTATAACATTTTCTTTGATCATATGTCAACGAAGGGAATGTAGCATTTATCCATGCTATTACTTCTTCTTGCACAAATCGTAGGTTTCGTGCAATTAAGTTATGTGCGTTTGGATATAGTGTTGCTACCGGTGGTTGGTTTCCATAAATGTCACGAGTTAGACGAGTTGCAAGTGTTGAGTTAATATCAGGAACATCGTCGCCGCCTGTAAAGATAGCAAGTGTGGTATCGCCTGCTGCGCTACCATTTCCACCTGATAACCTAGTTGAATCTGTATACAACTCAATAAAATCAAATGGTGTATTAAATGTAGTTTGAACCGTAAAATCGCCTAAGTCATCTCCGTAGTTATTAACACCAGAGAACGCAACAGATCTATATGTAATATCATCAGTTTCGTCAAAGTTAACGGCTGTACTTGGACGCTCAACAATATTTGTCTTATCTCTAATACCGTCAAACGTATGTGTTTCGGAAGGTCTTAATTCAACAAAATCGCCATTATTAATAGTACCTTGCAAGGTATTGAAGAAATCGCCATTTTCACCGTTTGTTTGGCCAGTTAACTGTAATACATAAATGTCGTCGTTATATACACCGCCTGTTGTTGTTTCGTCAGTATTTCTGCTAACAGCACCAATTGTATATCGTTTAACTCCGACATCAACTGGCGATCCATCAATTGTTTGTGTGCCGTGATCAACTTGTATAATTGAGTTAGGTAATGGCGGATATTTACAATCTGTAAGTGTTATTGCTCGCTGTCCGTATTCGTTTGAGTTACCTCCGCTAACTGGGTATACAATAGATTTACCAGGTAATGTCATGTCTTGAGCGTATACAACTTGATCCGGAATTTCGTTTGGATCAGCGCCTTCAGCAACAAGACCAAAATTACCGTAACCGTTAGAACCGTTTAGTGATCTAATCTCTGAACCGTTCTTCGCATAGTACGCTGCCTGACAGTAGTATGTAAACATAGATACCATCTCAGAGAACGCACCGTTGTTTGTAACAAGTCCATAACCTAAGTCGTTAATTTGTGTAAAGTCGTTACCGAGCATAGAACGGTTACCAGCTGTTTGTAAGTAAACCGTTCTACTAATATTACCTCTGTTTTCATCAAATTGCGTTTCATCAAATCCTGCGCCGCTATTTGATGTAGAATCTAAGTATAGTTTACACCAACCGTTACCTTGGCTATAATCGGATATTGCGTTTACTTGGAAACGTCTACCTTCTATATAGAAAGGACAAGGTAATTGTGGCTGCCTAATAAATAAACCTTGTCCTTCTTCTGAGCGTACCCAAATTTCAAAATTACTTATTTTACCACTTACTGGATTACCTTCGCCTGTAGGGTCAATTGTTTCCGGAATGTACACAGGCAAGTTTCCTGTGTAAGCATCAACAAACATACCTCCACCAAATATTTTCTCGTTGCCCTTAGACTTAGAAAAACTTGAACCAGTTTGAATATATGGAGATTTAGTTAAAATTTGTCCATCAGGGTCAAGTACAAGTAAAAATCCACCATGTCCTTGTACAGTTAAATTACGCAAAATAGTTGCATCATTCATTAAGAATGCATCCATTTCGTCATTACGTTTTGGTGGGTTATAATTAGGATCAAATGCAAATACAACTTTATCTAGTAAGTTAGATACAACAATATTCGAGTTTACTTCACCTGTACCAAATTTAAAATCAGGTTCGATATAATCGACATCAGTTGGAGTTTGTTCTAGCAATCCTATTGGATATGATCCGTCAAATAGTTGTTCTGCAATATCGGAAATTCTTAAAATAGCTGCTTTAGTAGCGTTTTCTTGTCCGCCAAAGCCACCATTGTTATACTGCAAAATATAGCTATTATAATACTCACCTTGTACTTCTGTTGAATACTGCGATCCGCCTATTAATAAATCTTCACTAAGTGCATCGATAATTAAGCCAACATCGCGTCTACACTTATCAGCGTTGTAGTTTAATACAGTAAGTGCGCTATCGTCGTTAAATGTTAGGATAGACGGAATTAATCCAGCTACGTTTGAATCAATACTTGACTTCGCTGCAATTAGCCCAGCATCACCTGCTGAAAGTACTGGATAATTTTGTGTGCCAAGATTTAATAAGTTATCGTTGTTTATTTGAGTGAATACAATGTTAATGTATCCAGCTGTTAATGCTACCTCAGTTGATGTCCCAGGATTGTTTGTTGTATCCTGAGTTTCCTCATTTCCGGTCGTTGGAGTAATTGGAGTTTCTAAGATAATATCTTCAATAATTGATTCTAAATGTGTTAGTGTCTGTAACGTTTCTTCTCTTGTTGTAATTTCAAGTCTAATAACATCTTGTATATAAAGATCTTTAGCAAACTCAATAGTACCCCAGTTTCCGCCATACAAAAGGTCATGTGTAATTGCATCAACTAAGTTTCTAAAATCACGTAAACGTATGGCATCGTCAAAATATTTTCTAGGTGCTATTGATTTAAGATATGCTAGACCTTCTTGTGCAATAAATTCTTTATTTGCCTGTAGTTGATCTTTAGCAAAAACTGCATTAGGAGTACTACCTTCAAAATTATTAAATGTTATCGGAAGTGTTGCACCGGTATCAGTGTCAAGTTCGCCATTTTGAATAATGTTTATAATTTCATCAAAAAGTGGATCTGCCAAATTGCCAACATTAGGATATGTCGATACTAGTGCCTTTGCTTGTGTTAATGCACTTGCCCAAATATCTTTTAATTTTTGATCTCTATAAATTGACTTAGATCTTTGGAATTGAAGTCCTCTAGTTACAGAATGGTATGTAGTTCGTAGAACAATATCATATGTAATACTTGTTAATATATCTTCTAAGTCTGCACTAAATTGATCTTTATCGTACAAAATGTCGTTTACATTATTGTTGATATAATTGATAATTTCTTCTTGAATAAACTTTTTGTTTTCGTGTAATATAGCTGCTGAGTTTTCATAGCCACCAGCGTTAGTAACAGGCAATCCAATATTAATTTCTTTTTCAGGATTACTTAGATAATGATAGCCAAAGTGTCCTTGGAATTCTCCTGTCTGATTATAGAATCTTGCGCCTTTTTCTGCTACAGTAATACCGTCAAATTCTCTGTCACGATACATATAAGTTTCTGCCCAAGGTGATTGAGAAATACGTCTCTTAGGACGCACAATTACTCGTCTAAATTCGTCACCTTTAATAGATACGTTTGCTGCAACTTTAATTGGATAGTCTTCTTCGTATTGACCCGATTCAACAAAAATTGTAATTTGTTTTCTATTAACAAAGTTTCCGTATTCTAAATCTTCGTTGTTTACAAAGGAAATTGGTTTAAGAAGGTGTACTTCTACTACATCGTTAAGTCCAGTCACATCAGGATTAAGAGGATCATCAGTTTGGTAATAGTTAACAATTCTACCCTGTGCTCCAGATATCTTACCAACTATTACTTTACCTGGTATAATATCTCTATTGGTTGTTTTAGCTTGGTCAACACTTGAACCGTTGCCTGGATTCAAGTAAATAAAGTATGTTTTACCATAGTTAAGAACTTGTCCTTCGTCTAGTCCAGCTGTCATAATTTCAATTAACAAGTCAAATTTATCACTTACACCTGTTCTTGCACTAGCATCTGCTTGACTACCTACAAAGAATTGTTTTTCATCAGTTTGATAAACTTGTCCAATAACCCCGCCTGATTCGTATTCTGTTAGCTCTTGTGTATTAACCGGTATGTCTAGTGCTTCGTCTTCAAAAATTTCAAACTCTGTATCAGTTATTCGTTTGACATAGTAAAAATTATCATTTACTTCGGTCATTCCTACTACATCGGTAATTTTGATAATATTTTTATCTACTAAATCGTGTGGAGCAGTTGTTGTTATTAAACCAATTTGATTCTGTGTAATACTATCAATTGGAGTTTGATTAAATGGTCTATTTAATAGTGCTGCTGCAACTACATCTTTTGCATGTTCGATAGCATCAACAGTTTCGACAACTTGACGAGTAATAGCAATACGTCCACTTGAATTTGCATAATAACGCTCGCCAGCCTTTCTTGTTAACGAGTTTGCGTTGTTTAGTGTTGCACTAAAACTTTTTGCAATATCAAATGCAATAGCATCAAGAATTAAACGAGTGTCTCTCTCACATGTTTCAATGTTATAATCAAAGTCAGGATATTTAAATTTAATATACGCACTAACCTCTTTAGTAATAAACTCTCTATTTGATTCAATTACATCTTTTGCAAATGTAAACTGCGGTAAAGGATTATTAAAGTTTGCTTGCGTAACAATTGAATTTGCAGCGCCTTCATCGATAGTAATTGTTTGGAAATACGGACCTGGCTCAGCTTCTGAAGCACGAATCATTTCTTCTGCACGACGAGCTGCTGCATTAATAGAAGAATACGCATAGTTAAACGATGTACCTTCTTTGCCTGCTGGTACTCCACGCATTGCATCATCGCCTTGTGTACTTACAAACAAGTTATCAACTGCTGAATAAGATGTATTATCTACATAATATTTCGTTGCTGCTTGTAATTCTTCGGGAACATTTGTAAGGCCAGCAAGTTCTCCTGGACTATCATTAAGAATTAATGGTCCAGTCATCGAATCGCCTTGACGTCTTACAGCACTTTTACGAGGTATTGCTTCGTTGGACAAAAAGAATCCTTCTAAGGTTTCATCGTATCCTGTATCAACAAATGAATGATTGTCGTCTGATGCAATAATTCCAGTAACATACAGCTTGTTTAATTCAGCATCAGCCTGGCTTTGTACTTTTGCATCTTCCTTTGTAGCATGAATACTAAGCTGGTCTGGACTTGCGTATCTTATATAGTATACGCCATTTGTAACTATTCCTGTTGGGTCGTTGTCTTCTGCATTAAATCTATATTCGCTTCCGTTAACTGTTCTATCAAATCCGTGAGAGTTAACAATCATATTACCACTAGCGTAACCATTTACAATTAGAGTATACTCATCAGCATTTAACGGCTCGTCTGCCAAACGAATAGGTAAATCGCCTGCAATATATCTGCCGTCAGCATATCCTTTTGTAATAACTAGATCGTCAATTGTAATATCCGGTTGATTGTGTACATCGTTAAAAGCACGTACAGCATCGTCACTAATTGATAATGAACCTAATGCAATTGGCGTAATAGCATCTGTTCCTCGTCCACGAGCATCTAACGGACCGCCTAGTTTAGGTGATAAATCTTGACTTACTTGTCTAAATGCAGTTCTTAAGATAATTTTATCACGACTTGGAGTAAACTCAATCAAAATACTATCTGTGTCACCACCAATAGCTTCGTCACTAGCAAACTCTACTAGATCAAATGCTGTTGCACCATCGTTTACTAATGGAATTGTATTTGGCAATAAGTTATCAGGTGTGTCGCCTAGTGTAGTGAAACTAATTTGACCGCCTTCGCCAAATACTGCGTAAATCTCGTTAAAGTTTTCATTTACTTTACGAAACGATTCACGTATACTATCACCAGTGCCGTCATTACCCTCAACACCAATATCAATTTCTTGTTTAGCCATTTTAAATTTGCTCCAGTTATATTATAATGGAATAGTATCCATATTAAAGTTTATGCTAACGCCGCAGCCGCATGCTGACTGCGCATTAGGATTTCGTATTTCAAAATTTGAACCTACTAAACTTTTTACATAGTCTATTTCAGTTCCAATTAAAAACATAACAGAATGCTTGTTAATTACAAAGTTACCTCGATCACAAGCGACTATTTCATCGCCTTCTTCTAGATCTTCTACTTGTGCTGTGCCCCAATCATATTCAAATCCGGCGCAGCCGCCGCCTTTAATGTTTAATGTGATAGCATAACAATCATTTTCCTCACATAATGTGCTGATTTGATGGTTAGCTGCTGGAGTTACTGTACAAATAGTCATGTTTTTTTAATTCCTTACTGTTATTTATCGCATGTTTTTATAATCTTAATGTAAATATAGTTATGTTTATAAAAGAATATAAAAGGCAAACGCGGCACGTTCGTAAATCAAAAACCGGCAAGGAACATGCTTATACACGCGAGCAAACTATATGTTTGTTTAGATGTGATAATTGTAATGCAGAGTTCGAACGTACTAGAGGAAGCATGGATCCAAAAAGATTAAGTAATTCCTACTTTCACGTATGTGAGACCTGCGATAGTAAGAAATTTGCTCAAAAGAAAGGCGTAGAACAAAAGCAAAAATGGAATATGAGTGCTTCTAGCTCTACGCCAATTGGTAGGTTATAAATTATTTGCCTTTAGAACCAAACTTAGTTGATGCTTTTAGGTTGTCTTTTTTCTTTTGAGTCCATGATTTAGCCATATTATTTTTCTTTCTTAAATAGTGTCCAAGCACCGTATGCAATTGCACCGTATGCTACTAAACTTGCAATTGGTTTAAAGATTAGAAACGCAACACCTGCACCAATTAGTACAGCACCGTCAAGTGTAGTGCGTTCTTTTAAACGAGAATTAATCCATTTACGTATCATAACTGTCTCCTTTGATATATTATTTATTTAAATATAAGCATGGCAATACATACTTATCCAATGTTTATTACTCCTTTGTGGATTGATGATTTTGATGCTCATTTAGAATGTCAACAATCGTATATAGATTATATTGAAGATACAAATAGAGAAGACCACAATTCTTCTTTTATAACTTCTGGAGAGTTACATAACAATACTATATTTGAACCTTTAGTACAGTATCTAACTCATATTTCAAAAGAACTAGTAAACATATGGGAACTTGAAACTAATATGACACAAATTGGTATACAACAAATGTGGGGAAGTTGTGCAAGTCCGGGTGGTCTACTGATGCCAATAATGGTTCCAAATGCATTTGTAACAGGAACATACTTTGTTAAAACACCGCCTGAATCAGGAACATTGCTTATTGATAATCCAAATACTAATTTAGATTTTTACGCTAATATGCACCGAAGAGACACAAATGAGTTTAATGTTGACAAGTATGAAACTGTTATGCCAGAAGGATCAATAGCATTATATCCGGGTAATTTGAGAAGTATTGTTACAACGAATAATAATCCTACAGAAAACAGATATGTAATTCACTTTAGTTTAGCACTAGTAAGTTGATTGATTAAATCAACCGGTGAAGAAGTAATATTTAATTTTTGGTATAATTTTCGATTATATTCAAGTGTTGGCATTAAATCAATATAAAGTTGATGATGTTCTTCAATAGTTAAACTTGCTAGATAGTCGATCTGAAGTTTAATTTGTTTAAATCTTTCATCCGGATCTTCAATACTATCATAACTTTCGTCTATAATATTATTAAATGTTTTAAATCCAAGCTGCTTTAAAGAATGCAAAGTATGTGGTAATCCTATTACAATAAACGGATGATAAAATAATATTGATTTTAACACTTTTTCAGTCCATCCCAAATATTCATCAGAATAAAAATCTCTTTCACCAATTAAACTCCAATACGAGTTTTGATAAAATTTAAGAGGATTCTGCAAATGCTTTCTATTATTAGTGTCATCTAAGATAAGAGGTAGTATGTCATATAGACGATTAATAGTACTTGGAGGAAGTCGCTTTAGTTCTAAATCTAAAATACTGTTTTCATTTAAACTATGTAATTCAAGTTTATCACAACTTACAATAGAAGTTTTTAATAAGTTTTTTTCTATAAGATAATCAACTAATTGTAATCTATGTGTACGTGTTTGTTTATTAAGTGATAAAAATTTATTGTTTCTTAATTCTAAGTTTGGGCTAATTTCTTCTTGGACATATATATTATCATAATGACTGTATATTATATGAAAACTAAAAAAATATACATTTTTACCAGTTAATTTTTCATTACTAGAACATATTGCGTAGTTAACACCGAGTGACATAATTTTATTAACTTGTTGCTGTGTTAATAATCCTTCGTAAGTATCATCAATTACTATAAGGTCATTTTTGTTAAATTTTATATTAAGTAAATCGTCAAAATTTGATCCAATATTTTCAAAGAACAAAATGCTATTATCAGATAAATTATCTTCGTATAATAAATTAATTGTTTTTAAAAAACTCCATAGCCGAGACGATGTTATTCCTTTAGATGGAAGCACTCCAAGAGATATTTTTTTAATAGGTTTAGGAGGCTTATAAAGGTTTTTCATGGAACGTGCCTTTAACAACTGCTTCCGGTTGGTCTTTTAATACTGGCTTAGCAGGACACATTGCGCATATAGGGTGCGGCTCTTCAATGTTATGTATAAATCCTTGTAACTCATACTCAGAACAGTCAAGAGATAAACCTTCGTATTTAAGATACGGTGCCCAATCTTTGTCTTCAAGCATATTGTATTTTTTAGCATGTGTTTTTAACATACTAATAGGCGGACATTTATATAATTTGTTCTTATATATAATAGGATAAACATCAGCATTACAAAAATTATAACTACTAACAGGATCATTATCTTGCCAAGGTTTTAATACACCATTTATATTCTGCCTATAATCATACCAACCACCGGCCGTTGGATCAGTTATTTGTAATTCAACATTGTGTTCTTTATGACGCCATAATCCGTTTCCTTCGTCTATCCATTTTCTTGCACTACGAATAATATGTGTTTGAATATTATCTAATACTGTTTGTCTAAGTTTTTCGTCTTTATGATGTAGTGTAATACTTAATTTACTAGGCTGGGCAGCAACAAGAGCATCAAATAATTCATTTCGTTTAGGTAAAAGAAACCCGTTTGAAAACACTTCAATTTTAGCATGATTAAACGTTCGTCTACTATGCTCAATTATTTCATATATCTTAGGATGTATAAGAGGCTCGCCCCCAATAATAGTAAAATTATTTGGGTCTAGGCGCTTACTCCATTTTGTCATGTTGATTTTCATTTGATCAAAATCTTCATGCCAGGGATGGTCGTAGTCAATGAACCGGTCACAACCAGGGCATGCTAAGTCGCAGCTAGTTGTGACCATCCATTCTAAATAATTTAAAAAATAGCCCCTAGGATCAATCAAAATAGTTTTCCAACGAACCTTTGCGTTTAGTGTCAAGTGTCACACAATGAAATCCGCCACTGAGTGTACGTGCTTGACGCATAGGCAGTCCAATAGTTTCAATACCGTGTTTGTTAAGTTCTCTGCGAACGTAGTCTTGATTCTCATCAATAATAACTAGTTCTTCGTTTACACTTAGCATATTTAATCCGATGTATTTAGAACATGGCGATACATTACCTACTAAATTAGAACCAATGTCTACTACTTCGTCCCCAGGTATATAAATTTTATCCCAATCTTTAAAAATAGGGGGATACCAATCTGGAGTACAGCGATCTCCATTGAATAATACTAGTCCAGGGCGTAGTGGAATAACAGTTGAATCAAAATGTGAGTAGCTGTAGAATTTCTCTGCTAAATGAATACGGTAACCACGCGGTTCTAATGTGTTTTTAAGCCACTGATACCCCCACATATTACCCGAATTAGAAACTTGATATAATAAGTCTTTACCTAAACGTACTACATTAGGAGCATCAAACACAACCTCTTCGTTTGTTAGTGTTGGAATACTTAAATCGTCTAATTGATAACTATCGTCACGTAGTCTCGGACGCGGTGCTGCTAACCATTCTGTTCCTACTGCAAGAGTTTCATACATAAACGGACGATACGCTAATGTTTCGTATTGGCGAGCTCGCATTGCTCCTGGACAATCAATAATAAGGTTATCCAAAGGTAATAGCAAGTCACGTGGACAATATGTATACCAGCCAGTTGTTTCCCAGTCTGGTGATTTAAACGATACTGAATGATCAATTGCTTCAGGACGTCTTACTTTTACGCCTAGACCTTCTAACGTTGTTTGAAGCCCGTTAAGGTCTTCATTTGCTTCATCTACCACCCATTGCGGACTTGGGCCTTCTAAGTCTTTAATTTGGTCGTATGTACAATCTGCAAATCCAAAACTGTGTGTTGATTTATCAACTGTAGGAATACGTGCATGATCTGCAATACCTACAAAAATTTCTTCTAGTGGATCCCAGTCGTTATGACTACTTACTATTGACATATAATTTTTCTCCTATTAATTCTGATACACAAACTCTATTAACTTCGGTACCTCTATTCATCATTTCCCACTCTTCACCGCCTAATCCGAACATAATACAATTAGTACTGTTTAAATTATTTTCTATACAAACGTCCATGTAAATATCCTCATGGGTATTCCAGTTATAATCTATACTATACTCATTGATTAAACTATTAGCAATACTTAATGAAACTCTGTTGTGCATATCGACAGAATTGAATACATCAATACCATCGTCAGTGTCTTTACGTTCTAAACGCATACCTACCCGCAAAAACTCTGCACCATAAAATGCTTTTGAAATACTAAATGTTATAGTTTCTACACATGAGTATTTGTTTAAATCTAATACTATATTCTTAGTACATGGATAGTATGCAAAATCTAGTAGCACAGGTATGTTTAATGCTTGACAGTTATGTAATATAAATTCTAATTTACTATGCTGTGTTCCGTAGTCTGAAAAAGGAACACTAATAATTACTGCATCATTAGAATTTAATTTGTTGTCATCTAAATATTGCCAAGTACCACCATGTTTTAAAACTGCACTATGATACATAAATTCGCCACGAAAGAATCTAAATGTTCTATTTTTGTGACGCCAATACCAATGATCAAATGCTTGTGCAGAGCCTGATACTAGTTTACGATTTGTAAATAATTCTAAACCTTTTAACTCGTTTAGTTTACTTGAATTGATCCAATTAAAATAATTTTCTGTAAATTCACTAGGAATATTACTGTTATATAAATCTTTTGTAGGATTTAGATTTTGTATAAATTCTTTTACACTAGGATCAACTAAAGGCTTAGCCCCTCTTAAATTCATTTAATACTCCGGTTACTTGCATGGTGTATTTTGTTGTCATACCCATGTTGCCGCTAAGATGCGGCTCATTACATTTTATTAGTATAGCATCACCTTTGCTCCAATGCAAGACCGAATTTTCATTTATTTCAAAATAATGCCCACTTTGCCAATCTTCTAAAAATATGTTTACACGGACACATTCTCGTGGATCTATTTTGTTTAACTTAGCAAACATATAAAATGTATCATCGTGTACAGGTAATGTTTGTCCTGGAGGTTGTTTCATAATGCCAACACTGTATCGTGGAAATAGTGTTTCACAAAAATTATGCACTTCAAGGTCTACATTAAATGCACGATAGTACATCGAATTAAACGGTGTATAACCTGCATCTCGATAGCGTTCGTTTTGTTCTTCAAACTCACGAGCATGTCCTTGCAAGGTAACATTATCTTCTTTTTCCCAGCGATAATTTTTATAATTGAAATCTGGTAATTTTAAATTTATTTTTCCCATGGTTTATCGTACGGAACGCCTTCTTCATTATCATACCAATATAAACTGCGATGCGGAGGAAACTTATCGTCATGTTGTGCATTACTTACATAATAAAACAATCTTAGATTTTTTCTGCTAACTCCAGTTGGAGTTTTCATTGGGTCTGGATAGCCGTGAAATGCTAAATTATCATAACTCCATATAACTAAATTTCCAGGACCTGGCACTACACTGCTAATAACATCTTTTCTATTTGTATCGTAAAAGTCCAAAGATCCGCCCCATTTTTCTTTCCAATCCTCATTTAAATAGATTATAAAACTAAGGCGTCTGTGTAATCTTAATTGATCGTTCCAATTAAAGTCTGAGTGTATTTTTAAACTATCACCATTAAATGCCTTTGCATAACCGGCACCTACTAAATGCGGATCTGGAATTAAATCAACAGTGTCAGTTACTTCTTGTAACCACTTTAAAAACGTTGAGCTATGGAGTGCATGTATAACTTCGTCTTGTATTGGAGTAATATCAAGATTATTATATTCGTACATACAACTTCCATTACGAGTAAATTTTTTGCCTTGTTCTAATGGAAGATTATCTAATTCTAATGCCATTGCATGTACTATGTCAAGTGGTAAAAAATTTGGAATTTCTATTTTACTATAGCCTGGATGACTACGGTATTCTCTTTGCAATTCATATGTATTCGAAAAATGTTCTTTTATATGATTAAGAATATGTTCTTTTACGTTTGCCAATTTTAAATCCTTTGCATTAAATACGCATATAAATAGTTATTCCTATAGGAGGTAATATTATGATAAAGTGGTTAACCAGTCTTTTTAAAGGTACAAGTGTTCCTGAAGTTATTAATGAAGTAGCCAAAGAAGCACCAGCACCTGCACCAACACCTAAAAAGACTGCAACAAAAAAGAAACCTGCAACGAAAGCAGCAAAAGTTGACGTAGACGGTATGTCTAAAAAAGACTTACTTGCTCATGCTAAGAAAAATGGTATTAAAGCCAACGCTAGTATGAATAAGGCTGCTCTAGTAAAGGCAATTAAGAACGGCCAGTAATAGCTGATTGTAATTGCTGTATAGCAGTATCTTGGCGAGTCAGCTTTCGCTCTAATACAGTGATAGCGGCTCGCTGTTTTTTTGACTGCTCTTCCAAACTGCGAACATATTCAATTGTAGGAATCTTTTGAATACTGCCATCTTCACCAAGCATTTCAAACGTGTCGACACCTTGCGCACGTAGTCCGCCTGCTACACGATTAGGATTTTTTTCAGATGATGATTGGGTCTGGTCCGGCTTGCGTCTGCCGTACATCGAAGTTAGATAGCTCATACTTTTCCTCCATATAGTATTTATACAGTGCAATGCTTGCTAAGTTCTTGCACTTACTCTCACACATAATATCTGCTGTGTCTAAGAATGACAAAGCCCAGTCGTTAGCATAACTGTTAGGATAGTAATCACTGTGCGCTCGTAGTTTTGCTTTCTTGTATCCTGCTTCTAATAGTGCAGGCATATTAGGCAAACTGTTATGATCAAAACCTTCAGGCAATGCTTCGTTGCGACTGTATGAATAATGTATCACAGGACGCACACCACGCCAGCTGTCAATTACGCGAGCAAATCTATCGTCGGTGGGACGAATGTATTCTCCTTCACGGCACCAGTGATGGTGTATGTCAAGAACGAGTGCGCAGTGGTCGGCAAGCTCGAGGCTGTGTTCGAGTCCCCATTTGTTTTCGTCGTTCTCGATTGTGATTGTGTTTCTTGCTTCAGGCGAGAGTCGTTTAAGTGCGTCGATAATGCCTTGTGGACCTTTTCGACCCGATATGTGGACATTGCACTTAAAGTCTTGGAAGGTCTTGCCGTATCCCATATAGCGGATGACATCGGTGTGATATTCAAATTCTTCTATGCTCCTATCTACAATATCAGGGTTGTCAGATGCAAGCACAGTAAACTGACCAGGATGCATAGACAACCTAACATCCAACTGCCTTGCAAGCTCGCCGACCCTTGCGAAATGCTTTTCGCAATATGCGACCACAGCAGGTAGTTTCCAATAATAGCACCAGTCAGGCTGAGTGTAAACAGGAAGGACATCACTGCCAAGTCGAACCATTCGTAATTCATGTGGTAAACTCCCTACGTATTCAATCAAGTTATAGTACGATTGAATGTTATGCACCATGATGTCCCACAAGCGTTCTTCAGCAACATCACGTGTCTGTCTATTAAGCCACTGTACTGTTGTGCTACGAGTATTTAGCGGTCGTTGAATTTCTTCAAGTAGTTTTTTCTTCTGTGTTTGATCTGGGTGCATGTACTTGCATGCAAAACCTATACGTTTAGTCTGTGCCTTCATAAAATCGCCTGCTGTTGTAAATTTTAAATCCATAGTTTATTATAACACCTTATTTCCAATTGTCAACCACCCACGGATCTTCGCAGTTGTGTGGATTTGGATCTCCGTGGAATACTGCAATACAACAATTAGTATCTGGAATTACATTTTCAATTATTCTTAACTTACGTTGTCCGCGAGGCATGCCGTATCTAAGATCCTTGCTCTTTCTTATTTCCCATTTCCAACTTTTAATCCATTCGTCTGGAAATAGTTTTGCAGGGTTGTGTATATGTGTTACTTCCCATAGCCAATCTTGATCTCCGTGATGCTTGCGTTCGATTGCTTTTTGATTTTCTTTAAACTGCGTCCATAAATATGATAATTCTCCTGTTTTAAACCGTATAACACTACTGTTGTATTTGTCCCAATTTGGCCGCATTTTACGGGTAAAATCTCTTATAGTACACCAGTGGTTTGATTCATATGTAAATAAATGATCAATGTTGTTTGCAATTACAACATCTAAATCCATATAAAGTATAGTGCCTTTTAATGGTAAATCATTTGAAAAGAGGTAAGGTTTGCACCACCAGCCTTTTAAAAATTCTGGTAATATAAAAGTTTTAATATTTGGATTTAACATGCTTATATCGTCAGTTAAACAAACAAACTCTATATCTAGTGTGCAGTTACGCATAACCATATTATATAGTTTGTTTACATAATCCGCAGAATACTTTGTGCCGTGTTTTAGGCACAGCACATAGTATTTGTCTTTGATTAAAGGATTAGAGTTGTACGGCTCGTCTATACGACCTGACTCTTGATCTAGCTTTGCTAGTTTTTCAAGAGCTTTTCGTTGCTTACGCTTTTCTTTAGACTCGCCGTCAACATACTTTTTAACCAACCGTCACGCCTCGTAAATAGCCGAGTTAGCACCATGCTCTGCACACTCTGCTCGCACACAATAACAACGATTGTCAGTTGCTTCGCGAATCAGTTTGTCTGCAAAGTTAAATGCATGTTCTGCAAACTTCTCTGCACCCACGCCATCAAAGATACGTAGCTCTGCTAGACCTTTTGCTTCTAAATCTTTTAGTGTTTCCATATGCGGGTCGTTTGCATCTACTGCTACCTTGTGATCGAAACTATCTTCGAGCCAAGCCTTCAAAGGTTTGAGTCCTCCAAAGTCTACTGCCCAATTTTTGTTGTCTAGTTCGTCACATCCAAATGTAAATGTAAATGCTAGACTGTATCCGTGTAGCAGATGACAGTGTGAGTGATCTGCATTAGGTTGACGGAACACTGCTGATAGTCCAATGTTGTGTCCGTAGTGTTTTGTGCTTAGATGTCTTGCCATATATTTCTCCTATTAAATATGTGGCGGCAGAATTAGAAGGGTTGACGCCAAGTCCTTATTTACTATATATTATAGTATATGTTACTTATGTTGTCAACCGTTACGTTAGGGTTATTCCAGATTGCCGGTAAATTCCAGTCTGGTTCTTGATATATTGTAAATTTTATTTTAGGAAAGCATCTAAATATCATGCTTATTTGGTGTATCCAGTAACTAGGATCAACAGCTCGTTTGTCTGCACTATCGTAGTTAGGTGTGCTTTTGTATATGTTGTTAACAGTTTTGGTATTACTGTGTAAATCAAATCCTAATAGATTTACGTCTTCGCTAAGTTTTGCACCTAGCAATACAGCATAAGGACCACTTCCCCATTGAAAGGGCTCGTCCCACCTGTCACTGCCTACATATGGTAATAACGGTACTGTTCTAATTCTTTTGTGTTCTTTGTAATTATTAACCCAATTTTCTCTAGTATATATTAGAGAGTGTTCGTTTGCGCCTTGTTTGATTGCTTCTGTAACCATTCTACGGTCAACACATACTAAATGGTTTACTTTAAAGTCTCGATGTATAGCATTACATCCGATCTTAATGCTGTCAATTGCATCAATATCAATGCCCGTGCGACTTTCACCATTTCCTATTACTAACATAAAATTATTTAGCGTGGTTCAACAATCAATAGAATATTATCGTAAGTTTGTGATTTTTCTGTTTGAAAGATTAAGTAATTGCATACAAAGTCTCCGGTCATACTTACACGATATTCTCCACCCTGTTTCATATCATCTGGTACAACCATTGTCCATTGGTTTGGAACAGGCTCGCCAGGCCTCGTATTACGCACATATTGTTTTGTAAATTTATCTAGCCTGTGTGTATGTCCATCTTCGTGATATGCTATGCCATAGACTCTTTTACTATTGCATTCATGCTTTTTAGAACCTATCATCATAAATTCTATGTTTTCTTCTTCTGTTACAGGATTGTTTGTTATTTCTATTTTGATGTCTTGGAATACAAACGCATTGTCAAAACTCATATACATTACTCCTAACGAAATAAGAGTAACCATGCTGAGTCCGCTTATTATATTTGTTAATGCTTTAATCAACATGTATTTTTTATTTGTCATTTTTTATTGCCTCAATATCTTGAGCTACTTTAATAAATTCTCTGCGTACTTCGCCTAAGTTTTTACTAGCTCTGTTTAATGTTTTTACTAACAGTCTAATAGTGTATATAGTCCAAAACCACCAAGTAACTGCTGTTAGGGCAAACAGCGCGAGCCCAATCCAAAATGCTGTTTCAAAATCAATTATGCCTGTACTTACTAAGCCTATACAAACCACAAGAAAAACAGTAGGAACAATCCTTGCGAAGAGGTCCCAGCGTTCTACCTGTCGTTCTATTTTTTGTTCTTTTTCAATCATGCCTATACTCCTGCTAAAATTTATAGCAGTAATATTTACTTAAAATTTTTGATTAATTATATATCAGTATTATGTTGATATTGGTCCAAAAAGATTCCAGTTTCCAGGAGTTCCGGACCTAGTGCATATCCAGCCTACATGTCCTCCCGGACGTGGATTTGAATTCCAAACTATATCGCCTACAGAATAATTACCAATAGTAGGCTCTTCATCTAATATTTCGAATTTTTTACCTTGAAAACGAACAGGCCCGCCTGTTGTAATATCTGCATCAGGTGCAAAATTCTTAATACCGACTCCGATTTTATCCTTAAACGTAGTTTTACCGTGTACTACTATTGCCCCGCCTTCAGTAATAGTAAGTCGAGTAGTGTCATCTGTTATTAAATTAATTGCAACGTTAGTATACGAACCAATTTTAAATTGTTGTTCTTCATTACTATCAATGATAAACTCGTTATCCCAATTTTCAATACTAAATGTACCATTAGGTTCTGCTGTGCCAAGTCCTAAGCGTTCAGTATTTGCATCGTATATAATAAAATTATCAATATTAAGAGGACCGTCAACGTTTAGTTGCGAAAGTCTCCCAAGAGTTTTTAAATTACTATTAACAACACTATTACCAAGAGATGATTGTGATAAGACCTCTTGACTTGAAATCATATATGTTTTATCTTTTAGTAGTTCGATAGACTCTGTAGAAAAGAACCTGTCTGGACGCTGTTGTAAAATAAACTGTTTAGTATAATCCCCACCTGGCCATATTAATCCTTTTCCATATGCAACGCCATTATTAGATGTAAATGATAGCGGATCAGATCTTTCATGCCTAACATCAGCCGTTACTTCTTCTACATGCATACGTTTTGCATGCACAGTGCCATCAACAGTTAAATCGCCCTCAACGCTTAACGAATTTTTAATAACAGGTGTATGTACAGCATCTAAATGAATACCATCATTTTTTACTGTAACAATAACTTGATTTGCTTGATCGCTAATACCTTGACTTGAAAAATGCGTTATAACGCCGCCGTGTATCTTATTACCACTTAACTCTCTATCAAAAATTTCTCTTGTAGAGTTTTTGTTGTTTTGTAGATCTTCTATTGCTGTTGCTAGCGAATCTAAACTTTTACGTATATCAGTCATCTAAGGTTCCTGTCAATTTATAACAGTATTTATCAGGAAACCTTTAGAAGTATAGTATCTGGATTACAACGTCCGTTAAGTTTGGTGTCAGTTGTCTTGATCTCATCTAAGAACTTGCGTAGTGCTACCTTACCTGCTGCCTTAAATGCTTTAAGTTGCTCTTCTGGTTTACGCAGTGTCTTTTGAATACTTGCAGTTTCATCAAAGCCAATAATAGTAGTACCTTTTACACTAAGTCCTGTACCTTCACGCTTCATTCCTTTAGGATCAATGTTGCTTGCAACATACTTACCTAGTTTACGTGTCTTAGTATTAAACACCCATAGCTCATTTGCTCCAATAATATCCACAGGATTTACACTTGCTAGGCTATACTTAGGATCAGTCTTAGCGTATTTAAGCTTCTCTACTAGTTTATCAGCACTCTTGGGCTTGGCCTTGCGTGGCTTACGTGTTGCTTTAGCTTGATCAATAATAAAGTCTAATGCAAGCATCAGTTCTTCAATAGCTGTGCGGAACTTCTTAATGTCAGCTTTCTTAAGATGTGCATAACCTTCTTTAAGCTGTGCCCACATGTCTGCATCATGTTCGCTCATCTTCTTTAACTGTCCAGCAGTTGGCATACGCTCTAAGTCGTTGTAGTCTGCAAGTATACCATCATAGAATGTCTTCATCTTGCGAGCGTGTGCTTGGCTAGGTTGTAATTTGTTAAAGTGTGCTTTAAAATCAAATGCCTTAGGATCAAAACTATTTGGATCAGCAACCCAAGTTTCTAACCATTCGTCAATGTCTTCAACCATGTCAATGGACTGATCTCGGATTCGTTCTTGGATAGTAGGAACATATACGTTTACTTTTGCTTTTTCTTCTTCTTGCTTTACTTCTACAATCTTGCTACCTGCTTCGATAGCACCTTCAACACGCTTTTTAAGAAACTCACTCATAGGCTTCTTACTGCCCATTGTGCCAGGAAGGCTTTCCCAGTATGCGTTTTCTTTTTCGTTGTAGTCAGGAGCACCGTCTAGCAATGTGTGTGCGATAATGCCTGCTGTAACACTCAGTGACGAGTTAGGAGCAGCCTTTGCTTGCTTGACCTGCTCTTTTGTGTAGTCGCCGGATTCTGTCATCCATTTGTAAACAGACAGATACAAATCTGCAGGCTTAAAGTTTTCGTAGTAGAACGAACGACACGTTTCTCTATGACGATGAATCTGTTCGCCTGTCCATTCTTCCCAACCTTCCCAACTTGGTGATGCTAGTTTTGCTCCACGTTTAATACGAGGTGCGCCACGTACTACTTTTTTCTTGGGTTTCTTTGCGATTGATTTTGCTGTAGCCATGCCTATCTCCTAGCTGTTATAAACAGTATATAGCCGTTGAATTAAAAAGTCAAGCTCTTTTGAGTGCGTAGAAGGTAGCGTGTTTGCCACTTAGCTCTCCTGTAATAGTAATATGGTAGCCCCAATTGTTAAAATCTTGGTTAATATGGTACTGCATATTTGTAGCTTTTTCACTACACCATTTACCTTCGGGCGTCTGTTGCCATTGAGAAATTGGTTCTGCAATGTAAACTTCAACATCCTCTACATCGCCCATTTTAAACTCGTGCAGTACGTACTTAGCCTTCATGTTCTAAGTCCCAACGTACTACGTTAGATTTTCTCGCCAACTTCGAATCCGCGGAACGTTTTGAAACGTGGGAAACGAAGCGAGTAAGTACCGTCTTGATTTTGTGTAATAGCATCTGCTCGTACCTCTACTAAATTGCCGATAATATCGCTGCGGCTAGTCCAATAACTGTCCCTGTGAGCATCAGTAAAACCACTACCCACGTTGACGCGAATATCTTTTCCATCGTCGATCCCTTCACAAACGAATGCACCAAGACGTCCTTCATTCCTACCAGTACCTTCTTCAACTTCTTTAACCTCCAATGTAACCTCAATAAATGGCTTTGCTTTTAGCCAAGCGTGTGTGCGTTTGCACTCGTAAGGTGCGTCTACGTCTTTGATCATTACACCTTCGTAACCACCTTCTACAGCTTGCTTATTAAGCTCTACAAAGCGTTCTTGGCCTTCGGGTGTGTCCAAATCAACATCTTCCCAGTCCAACGCTTGTACGTGTTCTAAGGCGTCTTTGTGCTCCTCTACCCAATGCTTGGTAATAAGACTGCGGAAGCTCTGAGGCTTATCCCACTTACCTTCACGGAAGCAACCTAATGGAATAGTATCAAATATGTGTAGTACAGCGTCAGTAGTTTGCTTTCCATCTTTGCGATGTACTTGCTTCATAAGGTCTTGGAAGTCTGAGCTCATTACTTCACCGTCTAGTACTAGCGGATATGGCACAGGATACTCTGCAACTACTGCTTCTAGCTCTGCAATAATGTGTCCAAAGTTGTGAAACTGTTTTCCGTTACGAGAGAACATTTCTACTTTGTTGCCTTGGATAATAGTAATAACACGAACGCCGTCAAGTTTGATTTCAATCTGCTTCTTGCCCGTCATTTTCTTTTCGTGCTTGGCCGAGTCATGTGCAAGACTACAAGTAAACACAGGCACTGTACCTGGTACTACTTTGTTAACAGTCTTTTCACTTACGCCACACCGAAGGTCTTTGATAAGGATACGACGATACCAATCATTCCATTGTTCGTCTGTAGCAACACTCATTGCTAGTTCAATTGAATCACGTGCCGCATGACCTGTAAGTTCTCTGCCAGCAAGTCGCATTGCTAGTTCTACAAATGTCTCCCATGCTAACCCCTGACCAGGTTCTAGTCCTTCACGTACAGGTACTTGCTTTACTCCAAACGTCACTAGAGCATCAAGTGCCATACGACAGCCTTCGAAAAACTCTGGAAGTCCTTCGTCGTGTGCTGTTTGAATAATTGCTTCTTTGTCTAGACGACTGTTGTGCTGTTCTAGTTTTCTAATAATTGCGTCTGGTTGTGTTCTCATTAAATTGTGCCTCTATTTGCCTTAATATGTATGTATTATAGCATCACTATTAGACTTGTCAACCGAATAATATTCGGGCTCCATATCTAGTGATTCGTGAAAGTCGAATACAGACCATCCGTTTAGTGCATACCATGTTGCTTTTTTCGGTGTGCATAGAACAAGATGATTCTCTTTATTTTGTTCTATGCTATATAAGCGATGTTCAATCATCCCAATCAATCTTGTTATACTTGGGTTTCTTTTTGATCTTGTTTTTGATTACTCGTGGACGGAAGGGACCTTGTGGATCCCTTACCGCCTTTGCTTCAAAGTTTCTACGCTTTGGTGCTTGTGGCCGGCGCACATTTTTAGACATTAACGTACCCTCAATTCCTCAATGTTAATCGGAGTGTAGTTGATTTGCTCAACACTCACACATCTGTGGAACTCGGTTGGGCTTGGATTCTGGTGAATGTGTCCGTGTACGTTTACCATACTACCTTCGCCAAATCTGTGACTTTCGCCTAATGTACTATTGTGTACAGGAACGTGAGTCAACAACAATCCAAACTCAGGAAACATTCTCCACAAGTCAATCTTTCCCCACCAGCCACCGTTAACGTGGAACTTGATGTTGTCGTGGTTGCCAACAATCAAACGCTTCTGTCCGTTTAGTCGAGGCATGTTGGTGTCCATCCACTCTTGCTTGCGAGTGCCAAACAACACATCGCCTAAGTGGTACACTTTGTCACCAGGTTTGACAACACTGTTCCAGTTAGCGATCATTTCTTCGTTCATGTCGTTTACATCGTTCCAACGATCGCCACGAGTGGGCCTACCTTCTCTATCTGAGAAAGTTAAGATGTTAGCGTGATCAAAGTGTGTATCACTGATAACCCAGATATTTCTTGCCATAACAGTTTCCTTATTAACTTATCTACAATTATACGATATTTACTACATATTGTCAACTAGTATTGGAGTGAGCGACAGGACTCGAACCTGCATAAAAAGGATTTGCAATCCTTTGCGTAACCATTCCGCCACGCTCACAAAATGGCGGAGAGTGTGGGATTCGAACCCACGGTACGTTGCCGTACTCTAGTTTTCAAGACTAGCGCCTTCGACCGCTCGGCCAACTCTCCTATAAATGGTCGGGGATGCAGGATTCGAACCTGCGACCTCTCGCTCCCAAAGCGAGCGCACTACCAGACTGTGCTAATCCCCGTGGCATAGGTGGAGGGAGTCGAACCCCCGCTTGCTGTTTTGGAGACAGCCGTGCTACCATAACACTTCACCCATAAAAAAAGCCCCTAATAAAATTAATTACTAGGGGCTTATCTTAAATAACTTTTTAAAAAGTCGCGTTAAGACATACCCCCTTTCGGTGGACACCACGATAATGATTGTGTTGCATTTGTCTTAATCACGTTAATATTCCTTTTTAGTATGTTTATACTATACTACATTTATTTATCTTTGTCAACTTTATTTTTAGCATTTTTTTCTGCTTTAGTTAACTTATTATTCCAACTATTGTTACTAATGCCCAGCTCATTGGGCATTGGTTTTGTTTTTCCTTTAGTAATCTCTCCACCTTTAGCAAGATACTGTGCAACTAAGTCTTCAGTTTCTTTGTCTACAGGTTTCTTATCATGATTCATTGACATTAGATTAACTAAAATATTTTTTAAGCATTTCTAAGATATCGTCATATTCTGCTATTTTCTTTATCTCGTCTTCCATAGCTTCGATGATATCCGGATGTTCTCCAATACCAGTTGTAGAGTTGAGATAAACTTCTACATTAGCTTTATGTTTAGCAACATGACCTTCTGCATGTTTTGTAAGTGCGTTTAAAAGTATCTCACGCATAGTTTTTTCCTTTCAATTTGGTGCGGATGGAGAGACTCGAACTCTCACGCCGTAAAGCACAGGTACCTAAAACCTGCGTGTCTACCATTCCACCACATCCGCTATGGTGCTGGTTGCAAGATTCGAACTCGCGACCTGATGATTACAAATCAACTGCTCTACCAACTGAGCTAAACCAGCGTTATCTTCTTACTCTGCAACTAGGGCAAAAATCATTATGCCCTAACTCTGTTTTACATTCTGGACAAGTATTCATACAGTCTTATCCTTTATTATTGTACATTAGACCAGTTATTTAGTATTGAGTTATATTCATTTAATTGTTTATGATATTTTGATTTATAAGGTTCTAATAGCCACGGACACCAATCTTTGTTTACAATTTTATCATACACATATTGTATCCTAAGAGCTAGTCGATCGGTTATGCCACCTTTGCGTCTATGTAACGTAATTGAATTATCAAACAAACACAGGTCGTTATCTCTAGTATACCAATGATCGTATATATATTCCTCTACAAAAAGTGTTTTATTGATATATTCAAATAGCTCAGTTGACTGTTTTTTGGTCATGCCTTTGACTGAATGAATAGTATTAATACTATAGTGCAATCCTTTTATACCACCCGGGCTTAACGCTACTAAAGGTAACTCGACAGGTTCAGGACACATGTTTCGATGCATAATGCCGTCTTGAGACTCAAGCAATCCAGGATTAATTCTTCCTGGAGTAAACTGATGTTTTATAATTATTTCGTCAAGTTCGCTTCTAAATGTCTCAGTTTGATTTTCGTACCAGTTAGCTGTAGTTACAAATCCGGTTGCACTTCCAACTAATCCTTCAACGCCCATTAGACTTACTCCTGGAGAGAAAATTAAATTTCCAGATTCATTTGAATGCCAAAGAAGTTCTCCTTCATTAAACATTCCTAATGGCGATCCGTCATCCTTTTTTCTTCCAGTGACTTTCATAAGAGCTGTATCTCTATGTACTATATCCTGTGCAAAAAGATCAAAAAGACTTTGTATATAAGTTCTATCACCAGAATCAACCTTTTTTCCATTGATAAAATTATCAGTCAAAATTTTAGTAAGTTCGGTATCGGATATATTATATTTTTTCATTAATTTAATATATTCGTTTGCTCGAGGAGTGCCCCACATATGCATTTTTTCTTCATATTCGTGTGGAGTAACATTAACATCTCTAATTATCGTTACTAACGAGTTTAGATGTACGTCACCTAACATCATCCATTCTTCGTCAGATGCGTTTTTCATATCGAATTTATCAATGAATACACCGTAATCACCTAAACCAGGAATTTTAGTTATTTGCAATTGTTTTTTCCTTTTAGTTATTACGGTATTTATAATTGGAGCGGGAGACGAGATTCGAACTCGCGACATTCTGCTTGGAAGGCAGAAGCTCTACCACTGAGCTACTCCCGCATTATTTTTAAAGGTCGGAACTATCTTTTACAAACGGACCTTCGTCAAGTGCTGTAATTGCTTCTGACTTATGATCTGCTTCAAACATCAAGTTCAAACTTTCAAACTTTTTGGTTTCCCAATCTTCATTAGAACGTAGTTGAGCATCTGTTGCTCCATTTTCTAATGCATTTTTAAAAGCTGTTAAACCAGCTTCGATATCTTTTGTATAAACGTCTACTGAGACTTTCATTTTCTTTCCTTTTATAAGTTATGGCAGAGAGGAAGGGATTCGAACCCTCGGAACGCTTACACGTTCAACACCTTAGCAGGGTGCCGCTTTCGACCACTCAGCCACCTCTCTAATAAAAAACACACTCCCAGTTTATCAGATCTGTTGCATCAGCTATACTGTATGCAGAGTGTGCTTTAACTTGGCTCCCCAGGATGGGTTCGAACCACCGACCAATTGATTAACAGTCAACTGCTCTACCACTGAGCTACTGGGGAATAATTTAACCTTTTCTATTAAAACGTAATACTTGTCTTTGACCATCAACATAGAAAGTTACTGTGCTGTGGCTGTATACTTCACGCTTAACTTCTTCATAACGTGTTTCAATTTGGCACTGACGTTGTGTAGTGTAGTTACGAGGGCCTTTGTTTTGTCCACCAATAATAGCACCTGTCAATGCACCAATACCTGTTGCTGCTTCTTTGCCGCTACCGTTACCAAATTGGTTACCAATAACGCCCCCGATGATACCGCCAAGGATCGCACCTTCTGTATCAGTTGCGCCTTTTTGCGGTGTTCGAACATCCTTACATACTTCAACACGATACGGACTTTGTTCGATCACAGTCTTAAAATGATCTCGAATAGTTGCTTTGCTTGTTTCAGCAAGAGCGGGTGTCGCCGTCGCTGCAATAAGACTTACTGTTGCTAGTAGTTTTTTCATACGGTATTTATTATAGATCATCTAAATCAACAACTTTCTTGGTTTCTGCAATTTTAGCAACATATGTTGCCCCAAATATTCCTTTACATAGTGTTTCTGAAGCAGTATACTCTTTGTGATAGCTTTCTGGAAATACTTCAACGATTTTAGGTTCAGGTGTAGCAATATACATTCCTAGTGCAAAGCCTGCTATAGTTCCTACCATTAAAAATTGTAATCCCATCTTAGTTATTCTCCGCTTGAATGATATTGCCTAAGTCGCTTTCTTTAAACTCGTATGTAGTAGTTTCAGTTACTGATTCCGGTTCGAGCATTGTAAACGTATGTAGGAGATTGTCGTCCTCTACTAGGATTGTTTCTTGCTCTTTTTCCGATCCTTTAACTGTAACATTACATTTTGAAGTTACCATAACAACATCTCTTCTAGCTGCTTTATCCTGTGCGCCTTTACCAGTTTGTACTGATGTAGAACGTGTTTCTGCCTCAACATTTGCTGACGTTTTCATACACAAGTCGCCTAAAGCATTATTCATAGATACTGCTTGAGATACATCAAGTTCATTCGAACGACCGTAACCAACACCTTCATCAATATCAGCATTTTGATACTTTTTTGGTATGCCGTCTAAAGTTTTTCGAGTTTCAAACTTTGATGCACATCCACTAAGAACAATAGCCGATCCTAGTAAAGTGATTGTAAAGATATTAGATTTCATAAGTGCCTCTTCATTAATGTTTAACTTATAATAAGTATAGCATCAAATAGAGTTTTGTCAACTATTTTTTTGTATTTTTTTAAGAATTTTCTCAGCATCGGGATACGAACGCATTAATGTAACCTGATCGTCTATTTCTTCCAATCTCTCAAGTTCTTCTTGTGTCGTTAGTTCGTTCTTTAAAATACTTCTTTCATAGAAGGGATTATAACTTGTAGGCAAGTACGGCTGCGTCCAAGTGTGATTTACTGTCCATTTATCATTCATTGTAGTGTTGTAACTCCGAGATGTGTTTGTTTTTCGCCTGCTATGGTATCATAAAGAATATCGTTTACTGCTTCAAGTTCTTCCCAACTTGCTGCTTCGACTTTATCATTTTCAATAGCATCTTGAATACGTTGCCAGTCTTCTTCTGTTAGAGTATTGCGCAACGGATGCACAGCTTTCTTTGGATCAACAGTGTTCATATTATTTCTCCAAGTACCATTCTTGCAAATATTCATCAACAATGTCAACAGCATTAACACGCTCATAACGGAAACTGCGCCAACCTTTTGCGTTTACGTCCCATACACTTACAACAGCATCTGACACCTTACGAACAGCCTTTTGACTCATAGGATCTTTTTTAGTTGCCGCTGGCTTCATGTCTTCACGTAGTGTGCAAGTCATTACTCGCTTGTCACCGTTGAGCTTAGTAAAGTCAACTACTAGAACGTTTTGCTCTAGCAGTTTATCTAAATCTTCACGAATAGGAATGCCTTTAAGACTTGCTACGGTTTCAGCGACTTGTGACGACTTTGTCTGCGAGTCCATATTCGACTGCCTCCTCTGCTGTTAAGAATGTATCAAACTTCATTGTTTCGAACAGTTCTTCGTATTCTTTACCTTTGCTGTTGTGCTTGACATACAGTTCTGTAAGACGTTTGTTGATCTTTTTACTTTCTTCAAACGAACGAATAGCATCTTCCATTTCGAGCTCTTGTACGTGTACACTTCCGCTTGTACCGCGTGTGCCTGAGCTTACACGGTGGATCATTGTACGACTCTCAGGTAGTACTACACGCTTGCCTGCTGTGCCGGCTTGTGCTAGGAATGACCCCATTGAGCAGGCTTGGCCCATTACAATAGTACGCACATCGCATTTAATGTACTGCATAGTATCGTAGATAGCAAGTCCAGCTGTTACTTGTCCACCCGGACTGTTAATATACAAGTTAATGTCCTTGTCTGGATTTTCACTTTCCAAGAACAACATCTGTGCTACAATTAAATTAGCCATGTTATCTTCTACTGGACCGTTAAGCATAACAATACGATCTTTCATCAACCGACTGTAAATGTCGTATGAGCGTTCTCCTCGAGCTTCTTGCTCAACTACCATAGGTACTAAAGGCATTAGCGTCCCTCCTTAATATAACGTACTGTAGGTCCGGGCGAAGTAAACTCCATGCCGTGTGCATTACCTACAAATACTTTTCCATTCCAATGCATAGAAATCTTATTGTTTGCTAGGAAGGCATCAAATCTCTCGCCTTCTCTAAAGTTATCTGCTTCTGCTTCAACTACTACTTCACTACGAGTATTAGTAAGCATTGCTTTATTGTCTACTAGTGTTCTCATTTTTTTCCTAACAGTTTAAGGTTTAATACAAAGTTCTCTACAAGTAGTTTAACAATAATTGCGCCATCTGTCAAGTGATTTCTTTCCATTTCGAGTACATGTGTTGCCATCATTACGTAGGCTTGATCCTTTGTAATGTTTAAATCACCCCAATTAATGGGATCCATTGCTTCACCTTCTTTTGCTAATAGGACAAGGTTGCGGATTGCCTCGTCGTCTACTTCAAACATATTAGACATAATACCTCTTATTACACATTATAAACATTAGTGTTAATCGTTTGCTTTTTATACTTTCAGGATGCTCAAAATTGTGCCAACTGTACTTACTAGGAATAAAACTGTAACCTTTATTAAATTTCCATCCAATATTTTTTACAGGTTCACTAGTTTCACTTGTATAAAGATCAGTTCCTTTGCTCTCTTCACTAAAATATACAATAGTAGTTAATTGCTTCCATTCGTCGTCTAAATGGACTCCGTTGGTGCCGCCTGTATGTTTGTGTCCTGGCGGCAAACACATTGTAGCAATTCTAAAAAATACGTCTTCTGCTTTTGTACTATAACACGTACTTTTACCTTTTGTAACTCTACTTAAATCTAAATATGTAGGATAAAGCATGTCCCACGCTTTATTTTGTAATAATTCGTTTATTTTTCTACCGTCATTTTTTCCAACAAAGTGCATCCAATTTTTGTTAAGTCTTTGTTTCTGGAAGTCTTTTAGTATTTCAAGTTCTTCTCCAGTAAAAAATTTATCGTGTATCATATGTGGCCAAGGATCTAAATCTAAACTCAAATGGAATACCTTTCTTTTATATCGTTCCATAAATCTTCGTATGCTTGTGCATCAGGATGTGCATTGTCCGGAAATCTACGACTTTGTTCTAATATGTCTCTATGTGTTATTGAAAGTTTTTGATATTCGTTAAAATCTTTTTTTGATAACCATCGTTTGCATAATTCTATTTTATCATTGCCGCCGGTAAGCATGCTCATAAACTGATTGTACGGAAGTTCTTGATTTAATATTTTTGATTTCCAATCGGGTATAAAGTCTATTCTATTTTTAAATGCATCTATATACGATTTTGGTACTGGGGATTGTCCGCCAATAAAGAGAATTTTTGTGTCGTCTTTCATTAAAGGAAGTAATGCATTTTGTGTGTGCGCAATATACTGTTCTTCTAAAGATGTTTCTACATTAGCTGTTTTTTCTAACCAGTCTGTATGTATCAAGTCTCTTCCAATTTCTGTCCAAAAATGTATCCATATGTCAGGCTTATCAATTGAGTTCTTAGCATGTTTTTCTAAAATAAAGAACTGACTTCGGTTACCGTTACCGCCTCTAGCAAGTTGTAAAACACTATGATTGTGTTTTTCAAATCTTCCGTTTAAGGAATGTCGGTAATAGACTTTAGATCGAAGCAAAGAAGTAAAATCTCCCCAGCTGTCTCCGCTTATCCATACTCTCATACTAACCTCTGTACTATATTCATTGCGACTCAATCCCAGAGGTTCTCATAATACTTTCCGAAGAGTCTAAACCCATTTGAAATTCTTTCTTGTTCTTTTTCCATTCCGTCTCGATCTAAAATATCAAAACGCATATACACATCGTCTTTGTTTGCTTTACAGTCAAAAGCATAAATCATTTCGTCTAACACCCAATCCCAACGATCAAAATGTTTAGGATCTACTTCACCCTTTTTACCGTATGCTTCAATTTGCTTTTTAGTAGCACGTAGTTGTTTAGGCACGTCTACGTTATCTACAAAAGGAGCACCGTGTTTAGTATCCTTTAGTTGTACAAGCATAGGCAAGATAATAGGAGCAAGTGTATGATCCATACTCCATGTGTCCCAACGATCAATACGAATCTTTTGCTTCTGTCCTGTGCGTCTATCAAACCATAGCCAGTTAAACACGTTGTACACGCTTTGTACGCCGTCTTCGATAGCTTCAAATATGTGATCCTCGTAGTCTTGTACCTTAGGCCAATCTACAATGCCGTATTTCTTATCCATATGGCGATCGTGAATACGACATCTCAATCTGTCTCTGTAGTTTGAAATTTTAATCTTCATAATAATCTACCACCATTACCATTTCAGGTTTGTCAGGATGTTGAAATGTTTTAGCAACTTCCATTGCTTGATGTGCATCTTCATAAGTCTTTACTTTAAGATTCCACATGTCACACTTGTCAGTGTTTTCTGTAACATAAATCCAATCGTCTTTGCCATCAAGACATACCATTATAGCGTACATTACTTACTTTTCCTTGTTTCATAATCGTGCATCAGCACACTTAGCTCATCTATCTTATTGCCTGTTTCTAATACCTCTGGACACTTAGTTGCAATCAAATCTAAGTCGTACTGCCTCGGATAATGTCGTAAACATGCTCGAGCTTTGTTGCGTACTTCTCTCGACACACGAGGTGTTTTCTTAGGGTCACACAAATCTAACAAAAAGTCTTCTGTGTAACGTATACTATTATAGCGTTCGCAAGGTAGTGTCATGCTAAGTCCGTAATAAGTTTATAGTGGTCCCACGCTTTCTGCTGTGCAGGATTCATTTCGTTTGGTGGCACAACACAATCCAGCCAGTAGTAAGGCATGCGAGCAGGATGAGTACCAAACTGACGAGGTTGATGTAGTTTACCACCATCATAAAGACGAATAGCAATGTTGCGATAAACTTCGCTTGCTTCTTCTTCAGACAGATTAGGTTCAACATCTGCCCATTCTGCTTCGCTCAATCCACCGTAGCGATAACCTTCCCAAATTTGACTCCAGTGATTGTCGTTGTGTGGATCAAAATCTGTTCGTGCAATAATACACAGAATGTCTTCATATAGCACCCGTGTTTCTGCAATATCTCGCATACAGCGACTTAGGCTTAATCCAACTTTCATTTACAGTCCTCAATAAAAATCTTTAGAGTGCGTCCTTCGTCTTGAATTATATAGTTCATACATTCTTCAGGTTCGAAGTATCGAACATATTCGCGCCCGTCTGGGCCGATTACTTCGACACGACTAATTTTGCTAAATTCACTTTTACGCACTTGTTCTGCCATTTCATTTAAATCAGTCATTAGTCTTTGCCTACATTAATCCATTCTGCAAACTTAGTTTTAAAATTATTTGCAGCGTATTCTTTTTCAAAATGGAATGTATGACTGTAGACATATGTATATCTGTCCATACTCCACTCCCAACGGTTTAGGTTTTTCCTACACCATGCTTTACATTGTACATCCAAGTCACTGTGTATGTCAACCTGAAAGCCCGAAGGCTTCCAGGAATTTTTGTATTCAAATATTTCTTGTGGTGTCATTTTACACTTTTCAGTGAAGGATTGCGGGACGGTCGTCATCACAAAACTCCTCAGGGTCAATGCCAAATTGATTACAACATACTTGAATAATACTTTCAGGTACATCGTCTTCGTCACTGCCCTCAGGAATAAACAATCCTTTCAATCGCCCATTCTTATCTATGATTAGCCCCCAGTCGTCGTGTTCTAAGGATTCTTCAAAGGTAATTTTTTTACTCATTATTCTAGTTCTCCTTGTTTTATACTTGACAGTCTTTGCCTGGATAAACGTATTCTTTTGTGTCGCCTAATGCAACTAGATCTTGTATATCGTTTGCATAGAATCTACCATCTTTAATACGCATACTAATAGCACCGTGGCTACTTCGAACATATGCTCTTCCACCGTCAATCATTTTATCACCTACTACTTTGTAGTCGTGGTGTGATTGACTGTAATAGTATTTACCGTCATGTTGTATCATGCCAAATTCAAGTGACTCTACAATGTCAGCGTTTGTAATCATCATATGTCCACGCACATGATCGTGGTATAAGCCAAAGTAGCGATTACCAAACTGTGGATGTGGAGTAGCACGATAATAAATGTCTACAGGCACATCGCTTGCTCGCAAGTCTGTAGTGCAAACATAGTGTACAGGCTCACCGTCTTTTTCAGTGTAATGTGCCGTCACCTTTTCAATATCAAACAAGTTCTCGTGTACAATGTTCATCTTCTTTTACCTTTTTAGCGATGACTTTGTGAATCCCAGGATTTACTCTGAGTACGTTTGGCATCATCTCATGCCTAATATAGTTACGAGTATAACATACATCTGTGTTGCTGTCATCCTCTATGTAGGGTACATTCTTCAAATCACACCACATTTGAAAATCTCGCTTGCGTGTACTACGGAACGGACGGATCACGTTCTTGTTTGCATAAGGAATAATCTTACCAGTGCCATGCATACTGCTCCACACCCAAGTTTCTACACAATCGTCTAAATGGTGTGCTGTAATAACAGTTGCGTTAATATTGTGTAAGAACTCGTATCGTTCGTTTCGCCAGAATTCTTCTTTGCTCTGTCCTGGCTTTGCTTGTGCGTAACCAATAGTTCCCATAATAATAGGTAAGTTGTTGTCAGTGCAATAGTGTGCTACAAACTTCTGTGCGTGTCGACTATGAGCAGTGCCATGATCAAAATAGCATACTGTTACATCATGATTGTTTTTTAGAAAGTCAACCACAGCCATGCTGTCTACGCCACCACTACAAGCAACGTAGACTTCGCGTGGTAGTTTACCCTGAATTTTTATCATCACACCATTCTGTATACTTGAGGATTTCCATGTTGTCGCCGTAGCCCTTTGTCTTCAAATATTTTTGCTCGATGAGACTGTCAATGACTGCTTCTGCTGTGTTACTAAGTCCGGATTTTAAACCCATATACCATCCAAAGCCAGTACCTACGGTATAAGCAAAAAACAACCAAGCTAAATCTGCATTAAAGTATTCCATTACGCTTTCTCCGCTCTAAAATTTTCTAGTCCAAGTCCTGAATATTTACTTGCACTACCAAAGCGCATATAGCACTGATTGCAAGCGTCTTGTTCGCTGATTGCTTTTACCAAATCAATGTGTTTGCTGCCTACATAGACATTGTAATATCTAAACATGTTTATACCTTATATAGTTTTACATAGTTTAAACGAGTTTCGTTTGCTTCGAACAAACGGTTCTTAGTCTGTGCTTTTACTTTAGCCTTACAGCGTAGCATAGCACCTACATCATATGGAAACTTGTTCATAAAGCTAACAAGGTTACCTTCTGTAGTAACCGCAGTGTAGTTGTAGCTCTCCCACTGTGCGCTGTAACGCTTGTCAAGGATAGCAATCACTGCTTCTACACTATCTTTCTCTGCACCTAGATGTTTGCTGTCGCGATACTCTACACGGATCTCTTTCTTCAATTCACTTTCGTGACGGTCACGCTTGATAAACTCTGGAGCAAACGCAATACGGCCCATACTTTTAAACGGCACTTCGTCTTGTGATAGTTCTTTAACCATATCTTGTTTAAAGCCGTCTAGGTCGCCTAGTCCAAGCATCACATACCGACGCATCCACTTGAGTGCTTCTTGCACACTAGCATAGTCTGCTTCAGTAGGTTCGAACATTTCAAAGTCTGTAGGAAGATATTTCGCGTCTGCGGTATCTAACTTCTTTGTCCAATAAAAACGAATTAGACTCTTGTTGTCAAACTGTGTCTTGTTTTCTTCTGTGCTAAAACGACGAAGGTCTTTGGTGTAAGTTTCGCCGTTGATACGATACGCGGCATACGCAACAGCAAGTGCATCTGCAAGTTTTACGGTCTTAGGAGGAAGTGGCTTATTATAACGTGTGAGTTTGCCTTCGTCAGCAAGCTCGTATTCAAGCTCCCAACGTTTAAACTCGCTCTTGCTCATGCTGCCCCAATCAAGTGTTTTTGGATCTGGAAGTGTCTTTTTCATTTGATTTGCCCAACCAATCGGATTATAGATAGTTGTCATTGTGTGCCTCTGTGTGTTTGCCTAATTAATATAACTATTATAGCATCTATACAGACATTGTCAACCTAAACATTGCCATTTTCATTTTTACTAAAATGATATTGATAGCGCAGTGCATCTTCACATACAATGTTCTGCTCTACAATGTGTATAAGGTCTTCACGTCCGCATAGTAAACGCTCACGACACAGTTCGACATTGTCTTGCATTAGATCTACACCGTAGATAGTGCTAAGAGCTTGTTCGAACGTGCTGCCGTTCTCCATCTTACGTATTAATACTTCACCTAAGAATTGTCCGTCACCGCAACTAGGATCTAAGAATGTTTTTGTAGTATCTGCAAATTGTTCTTGAGGTAATTGATCTAATACTTCTTGTACAAGGGGAGTAGGTGTAAAGACTTCGCCAGTTGCTTTTACTCTAACATGTTCTCTATCTACTCCGCTCATATAAGAACGGTTTCGTATATGATCAATTATATGTTTCAATATAATTAATTTCCTCTTTTGACAAATTAAAATATGTATACAGCTCTTTGTTTGTCCATACTTTACTCATATCTAACTTTGGTAATTTTCGAACGATGTTTGTCTTCATGCAACCAGTTTTGTCAATTTGAAGTGTTTTATTAATATACCGAAAAATGTTGCTGTAGAATACAGATTTAAAACCGTCTTGAGTTACATTGTCTTCTACTCTTATAGCATATCCTTGTGCTAATGCACCAACACTGTTTAAGTCTAAGTATGGTTGCCAGTATCTACTTTGTACTGGCATTACTATTTTATTATAGCGTATACTAGGACTTTTATCAAAATCAATATATTTAATACTTAAATTATCAGTTACATTCGATCCCATAATCCAATGGGCATAACAATACTTTTCTGTAGGAGTTATTTCTTCATGATAAGTTCCGGGCTTTGTATGATGTTGAAAATATTGTACTTCAAATGTATCATTATCTAAAGTGTGTAATACTTTATTCATTACACTAATAGACAGACTGTTTGGTTCAGAACTAAGAATGTCTGCTTTTGTAAGATCTACTTTAACAGTTTTATCTTCTAATTCTAAAATACTTTCTTTAGTAATTTTACTCTTTTGCATTACCCAATAAGAAATTTGTATTCCAATATTAGGAAAATATTTTTTAGTTACGTTATGTACATTTGCAAAAATTAATTGATACTTACAAAATACATCTTTTAATACTCCCCATTTGCCACTTGACATATTTGTTCCGCCTGTCATCCAAGCGTTTGGAGTAACAAATGCAAGATATCCATCATCTTTTAAAAGACCTACTGATTTCCTAATAAAGCGATACCAAAGTTTTTCACCTTTAGATTTACCTGGGTTTTGGTAAGGTGGATTACCTATAATTACATCAAACTTCATTTCTGTCTCCCATTCTATAAAATCTTCTTTAAAAACATTTGTATAGCCTTTTCGAACAGCATCTTTTGTAAACACTTTGTACTTATCGAGTAAGTAAATGCTATCTTTTACTTCTTGAGGAGATCGACCTAAAGCGATCATGCGATTAGCAATAATATCTGCTTCTGTACCGTGACCAAATGCTAGATTAAGTATTTTTAAATTTTTTTGAAGGAGTATGCTATCAGGAATATGTGAAGTTATTTCTAACCACATTTCGGTAGAATCTGGTTGTCCTAAGATACCTTTTCCTAGATCTGTTACAAACCGCATGATAGCCCTCTTGTGTTATTAACTATATACAGTATACGCTCAAACGAACGGACTGTCAACTGTATTCTTTGAGTTCTGTACAATTACATCTAAGATAGGTTCATTGAGCATTTCACGCTCTAAGATAATTTCTACTACACTAGGAGTTACTCCGAATAGTTCTTCAAACTCATATGCATCATCGTCATTGTTTACAATACGTTCAATGCAACCTCTATAAGTATTCCCACCATCGGCTAGAATATATACACTAGTTGCACTCATGTTAAGAGCACGTACTGCATTGTTAATAATCTTTTCTAGTTCGCGCTTTTCGCTATCAGTAGGCTGACGACCGTTTTGCTCACCTTCTCGAATTTTGTTTTTAGCACTGTTTATTGCATCGCGTGTCTTTTTATCTTGCTTACCTGATGCAGTTACATTGGCAAGCTCGTCAATAAGATCCATAGCACTTTCTATATCAACTGTAACATCAGCAACACGCAATAGGTTATCGTTATCTCCAAGCAAGTCAAACATATCTTCTTCTGTTACTTCAACTGCTGTACCATAACGCACCTTAAAGCAATCAATACTAGAAAGTACAAAGCTAGTTGCTGTTGGAAAGTCTAGGTCTTCACCTTTGCTTACCTGTATAATTTCGTCTACAAGCAAACGCTCGATGTTCTCAGAGCGATTAGGATCAAAGCTCATATCAAAGATATGTCCTGTTTCCTTCTTTTCGCCCGAGTATGTTAGACCTGGAGTAAGGCAACGGCTTACTTTTTGTACTGTTGCATCTACACTGCCACGATCGTATGCAATAACAGTCGCCTGGATTTCTGAGATACTATAACTACGTGAGCCCATTTGGTTAGCAATAACAATTACTCCGTCCTTGCCTGCAATACGTGCTTCGTTGATCTCTTTAGTAGTTTCGTACTGTGCTTGCTTGTTGCTAGTGTAATCACCGTTAAGTACTTTGATGTGGTAGTCGGGCAATGCACGTTCTGCAATGTCTTTGATCTGTTTCATCTCACGCTTGTTAGCACTCACTAGCATCATAAAGCAATCAATGCTATCGCCAGTAAGATTGCTTAAATTAATCTCTTGACGCAGTGGCTCTTCACCTGTAAGGCTGAGGAACAGTTTGTTAATAAATGCTTTGTTGCCATTGGGCTTGCCCCAAATCTTAGTCCAGCTAGGCTGTACCTTTTCGTCTAGTTCTTCAACATCTTTCTTAAGGCTGTCTACTTCTAACATGTAGAACTTACGCTTTACAATGCTGTCTTCAGTTTGCTCTAGCTGTGAGTATGCTGTATAGATAATGCCGTCTGCACGACCTGAGCCTTTTGCTAAACGTTGTACGTTAGTACCACTTGCGAAAACTTTAACTAGCTTGCCTGTGTTAACTGGGCCGCTGAGAATAAAATCTAACTTTTTCTTTTGATTGTCAGCATGAGTGCCGAAGTCGCCTTCGTCGGCGAACATAAAGATGTCATTGTTGTTGATATCAGCAATCCATTGGTGTTTAACTGTCCACTCATCATAGTCACCGTGCAGTGATACAGGAATAATAATACGCTGATTGTTGTCTAGTGCATGTACTGCGGCTTGCTCTGCACCTTCTTTGTTAGGATCAATAAAAGCAATATCAAGAAAGTCGTCAAACTCGTCTAGCTCATCAACAAAGCTACTGTGTACACTAAGCCAGTATGCAGGCAATAGCATTACACGGTTGCCATACTTTTTTGAAATAGCATTAAACAGCATCAATGCCCAAATGGTTTTACCAAAGCGTGGGCACAAATTAGCAATCAAAGTTACAATGTTGCCACCATTAGCAATAATACGCATTGCTTCTTTCAATGCTTTCTTTTGTAGTTTACGCAACTTAACTTTATTGCGTACTTTCTTGCCTTCAAACTGCTCTACAAGACGGTCAATATACTCGTATGCTTCTTTCTGCGACTTACCAGGAATTTTAAACCATTCTGTGCCTTTACCGTCTGTGTGATGTAATCCTTCTCGGGTTAACACCTTGTGTACTTCATAGTCGCGTTTAATTTTTTGCAAATTATTCCATGCGCCTATGACAATTTTGTCCTCCCATTCGGCAGAGTTGCCTTGTTCGTTCATTCGAACTTCTACATCGCGAATACTGTCGCCTACTTTAGTAAGAACATAGCCGTCGAATTTTTCAACTGCCGAAGGATATGAAAATGCGTATAAGTTAATCATGTGTGCCTCTCTGTATGCCTATACTATTAATATAACATCTATTTTGCAGATGTCAAGAACTTTTCTTCAAAGTCATCAGAAATAACATCACGCCACAGTTGTGCAATATTCCGTGTGTGCTTGCACTTACCGTGATATGTCATTCCTGTACAATCACAAGTAAATCCTTTTGGTGTAATTTCTACAGTATACTTATTACCTTTACTTCCTTCGATAGGGTATTCAAGTCCTACAGCCCAATGTGTTTTAAAATCAAACAGATCGTCAGGTTTAAGATATCTAGGTCCGTACTTAGCCATTTTGTGTCCACGCCTTATTAGCAAGTTGTTCTTTTTCTACCCAGCGGATAAACAATCCTACTTCACGCCCGTGTGCTTCAATCTCCCAAGGAAGATCCCAGTAATCGGTTGTCTTAGGATTATATGTTTTGCCACACCATGTTTCATGTACAGGATGTAGTTCGCGTCTAGCATACTGCTTTACATGCACCATTTCGTGTGCAACTGTTTCAAGAAGACTGCGCAACTTTTGTGTGCGATCAATTTCAATTTCAAAGGTGCGTTTGTTTTCTGTTTCTAAACAGTAGCCCAATGCTCCGTCTGGCTTGCATAGTTTTACTGTAATGTCAAGAGTGCGCATACGAGGCATCAATTTAGTAATACAAAAGTTTACTATGCTCTCTACATGCTTACGTTGATACTCTTTTCCGCCCGTAACCGTAATCATACATACCTCTGTGTTTTTAGTTAATGTACATACATTATACAGTCATAAGAATGCTGTGTCAACCACTAATAATCGTAGTTAAATCAATAACTTACGTTATTTTCGAAAAATAATACGACCTTTTTCGAGATCGTAAGGTGTCATTTCTACAACTACACGATCTCCTGTAACCATACGTATTCTAAATTGACGCATTTTTCCACCGGTGTATGCAGTTACTATATGATCGTTGTCTAATTTTACCTTAAACATTTGATTTGGTAGAACTTCTATTATATTACCTTCGAGTTCAAAAAGGTCCTTATTTTTCGCCACTATTTCTCCTCAGTTTTGGCATTGTATTCTTCTTGGGTGATTTTTTCTATAATAATAGTTCCCTGATCTCCATACTTAATTCTAATAGGATCCCCTGGATTTAATCCTATTTGGTCAGCAATTTCATCAGGTATATTCATATTAACATTTTCCGGATCGTTTGGAATATCCTCAAATATGTCTTCTACTTTATATGTAAAAGTTTTTTGTTCTTCGCTCATAAATTTTCTCCTGCTAAATACTTATATGAAAGATGCGTATCGCATAGCATTTTACGATGTTGTAAAAGAAACGCAGGCTGATACAGGTTACGATTTACCCGAACACCTTGAAGCCTACGTTGTAATGCTGTTGGCACATCATATTGATCGTCCTGACTATCTTCCTGAAAAATCTTTTGCTGAAGCATATCTAAAACTTTCACGTCCTTATGACTACAGTGCAAAAGAGCTCGGAGACACTTGTCTTTTTGTTACTGGAGTGTTTCCTACGTATGGTCGTAAACACGGATTAAGTCGCCGCTACTTTCAAGACATAGGAATTGGATCTTATGAAATGGTAGCAGGAGTTTTGAATCAAGATTTGTTCACAGAACTTGCTACTCATTTTACATTCCTATCAGACTTCATAGAACATTCTACACATTCATCCAAAGATATGCAGAATAACCTTTTCCGTTAGTATCGCCGCCATCGTTTTCGATATCAACTCCGTCATACAACAATCCATCTACAATGTCTTCACCGTTGGGATACTCGTTGATTACTGCTTTTAGTTTTTTAATATCAAACTCGCCTACAGTTTCAAAGCGGCCTTCAAAGAACGTGCCTTTTTCACTTGAGTAAAACTGCATAACATAATCGCCTTCTTCGCTATACAGTTCTGCTTCGCCCCAGTCTTTTGGTTCAATCTCGTAGTCCGATTCTTCCTCAACTTTGTCAAGCAGTTCGTTGAGATCTTCGCCGTCGATTACATCAGCAATATGATCTGCCATGTAATCGTCACCGGAAATTTCTTCCACGTCAATACGAGCAGATCCAAACTCTACACCGTTCTGATGACAAAACTCACCAGGTCCTTCATACCACGGATACTTGTATTCGTCCTCAGTCAAAAAGTCTGCTTCAGTTGGTACAGTTTCAATATCTTCAAACTCGTAATCATCAGGATCATCGTTGACTGCATAGTTTACAAGATCACTATCACCGTGTTCTTCTGTGATTGGCTTCCAAAAATCATATGTTTGTTTGTCAATATTCATGTAGGCTGCTTCGCCGCCATATCCCCAAAGTCGCACACGATAGTAACGTGGCCCCTTGAGTGTTTCTACTAGTTCTGTTTTTTCTTCTGAAGTTGCCATTTAAATCTCCATATCAGCAGCGACAATATATCGCCATTCGTTGCTTTGTAATATACCCGGTCGGTGCCAGCTTGCACCTGGAAATATAATCCAGTTTCCTATTCTTGCTTGTGCAAAATGATAAGATTCAGGATGTTCTACACCATTAGGTGCAAATTCAGTGCCAGCAATGTCAAAATTTACGTTTGATGGCATATCAACATAATACACTCCGCTTAGAACAGTTGCTTCTGGACGAGTGTGCGTATGCCAATAGTTATCACGACTTTCTTCAGTTTGCAGATTAGTTTTATATCCCCAGCTCTTAACAGCTTTAATTTGACGCTCTTGTCTCATGTAAGCAAAGCAAGACCAAATAAAACTCATTTTAAGATTATTCCAGTGTTCCGACTGCAAACTAAAAATGTTAATATTTGTTTGGTAAGGAGGACTGTTAGTCCAGTAGTGCCCTTGATCTATAAGTTCACTAATATCTGATGCTAGGCTTTTTCTTGCCTCAGCATTGATAAGAGAAGTCCAGTCGTAGTGTTCGTATTCAATCATAATACTATACTAACAGACCGGACTTCATTTGTCAACCTTTTAATTAACTGAGCGTAAATATTCTACCATATTTTCTGGCGTAGTTTCGCCGTATGGATCTTCGTCAGTGCCTTCGTTGTTGATGCCAGGTTCCTGCCACCACTTCTCTACGACACCATCGTTAAACACGGTCATGTAACGCCACGAACGCAATCCAAAGCCCAAATGGTTTTTACCAATCAACATACCCATAAAGCGAGTAAAGTTGCCCGATCCATCTGGAATTACTTTTACATTCTGAATGTCTTGCTGTTTAGCCCATGCATTCATTACAAACGCATCGTTAACACTAATACAGTATACTTCGTCGACGCCCATGCTCTTAATTTCTTCGTACTTTTCTTCAAAGCCAGGAAGCTGGTAAGTTGAGCAAGTAGGCGTAAACGCACCTGGCAAGCTGAATACTGCTACACGTTTGCCTTTGAGTAGGCTATCGCTAGTTACGTCTTCCCAACGGAAAGGGTTAGGCCCGCCAATGCTTTCATCGCGAACACGAGTTTTAAACACCACACACGGTGCCTTAAATCCTTCAATCATACATATTCTCCTGTGTCTGTCTGCAGATTAGATATATAGGCTCAAATGCCTACATATTAATTATACACGATTTAGATTATATGTCAACCTTTTTATATACGAGATCCACGGCGGATGCCTAGTGCTTTATCTGCACGATATAGTTTTACTGTGACCGAGTTGTTTTGATTGCCACCTAGAATGTAATAGTACAGCACTCCGTCAACAACTTGTTCTTTTACATAAAACCCGACATGTCCTTGCCAACCTTGATTACCACGAGGAAATACTACAACATCTCCCATTT